CTACTGGTGCGGGTACTCAAGGTACTACGGGATCCCAAGGGACTACTGGAACTCAAGGGACAACTGGAAGCCAAGGAACTACTGGTGCTGGTACTCAAGGGACAACTGGAAGCCAAGGAACTATTGGATCTTTGCCCGTCAACATAACAGTGGGCACAACAGCCCCGGGCTCGCCGTCAACTAATGACTTGTGGGTAGATACTAACTAAAGGAACCTATGGCAGCCATTGCTGGTCTATCCGATTTAATTAATAGAAGTACTGGGGGCAACTCCGGTACTCCTCAAAATGTATTTTATTTTAAGGTTCCCAGAATTGCAGGAGGTGCTCCTGCAGCTCTTACTGTGGGACGTTTACACTCTCTTTGGAGATATGATGGGTCCCCTGGAGCTGGTAGTGCCCCCGGGGCTGTAGCTATACCAACCAATGCAACAGCAGGAGCGCTACCTTTTATATCTGCTGGTGGCGCACGAGAAAGTTGGCTCACTCAAGTATGGGCAGCAATAAACGTAAGTGGTACGCTAATCCTATATGATAGACTACTACATCAAGGTAACCTAAGTGGTACTGTAACTACTGCTCAAACTGTAGGTGGAACCCTTACAAGAAATACTGGAGGAGTTGGAAACCTAGCTTTTATTGAGATTTATACCAACATAGGAACAACTAGTAGAACAGTAACTATGAATTATACTAATCAAGCGGGAACCTCATCTCGTACATCTACCGCTGTACAAATAGGGGCTACTGGATTTTTAGAATCTACTAGAATGTTAACTCTACCCCTACAAACAGGTGATACCGGGATACGAGAAATAGCTAGTATTACTCTAAGTGCGAGCACTGGAACTGCAGGAGCTATAGGCGTAACTATAGGAGATCCTATAGCGTATATAGGCGTAGGGCTAGGCGGTTCATGTGGATGGAGAGATTTTGTTACGGGCATGCCCGGCATCCCACGTATAGAATCAGACGCTTGTTTATCTCTAATGTTTATACCTACAACAAGTACAGTCCCTGATCTACTTGGTGGATACTCTATAGTGGAGGCTTAACATGACAATAGCGACATTAGATGCTTATAAATATGCACTAAATAACCAAAATCAAATAGTAAATGTAAACGTTGGGGTAACCACAATTACAGCGGCTAGACTACATGATTTATGGCGAGCTATGATTCCTGTGGGGGCAGTTCCTACAGCTTCGGTAGCTGTATCCAACGCCACCCTAGGCTCGTTAAAACAAATAAACCCTACTACAGGAAATTTAGCTATTGTAGGAATGAGAGGAAATAGCGGCGGCCCCGGGGTATATATTATATATGATAGACTAAACCATTCTGGTGGATTAGATGCTACTCTAACAGGAGCACGAACTGTAAATCTACCTACTGCAGCCCTAACTCGCTCCACCAGTGGAGAAGGAGTTCAGATAGGACTTACTATATATACTCAAATTGGGCCCATCGTAACAACAGTAACTGCTTCATACACTAATACTAGTGATACCGCCGGCAGAACTACTACAGCTATAATTATGGGAGGCACTGCCAACAGGGAAGCAAATCGCCTTTTGCTACTTCCGTTACAAGCAGGAGATACAGGAGTAAAATCGGTACAAAGCGTAAGCTTAGTAGCTAGTACACTAACTGCAGGTAACTTTGGGGTAACTTTGCTTAAACCTGTATATGTTCTTATATCTAATGATGCTACTGGAGTTATAAACTCCGCAGGATTTATTTCTGGTTTAATATCCGGCGGTATACCAAATATAGAAGACAATGCTTGCTTATTTTTAGGATATATGGGGCCAATAACCGGAGCCGGGAGTGTTCCGTTATCCGGAGCGTTACTAGTATCGGAACACTAATATGAGCTTTAGAAGACTATTATTTGATAACGGAGCTATAGAAGTAGGGCTATTACCTATAGAAGCACCAGCTGGGGGCGGGCAAATTAAAGTATGGCTTTCTGGGGCCTGGGTGGCTAAACCCGTAAAAGTATGGAATGGATCGGCTTGGGTTATAAATCCCTTGAAATTCTATAATGGATCAACATTTATAACAACAGGCTATTAAACATGCTAGCAAAACAAGCAATACAAAATGGGGGCTATATAGTTCCTATTATACTAGATAAAATTATTACGGGGGGAACAGGAGTTATGAACCCCTCTATTTTCAATGACAATGGTAAATTGCTGCTTAACGTTCGTAATGTTAATTATGCGATATACCATTGTCATAATTTTTTTCAACGATATGGCCCACTACAGTATATACATGAGGAACAATTAAAGGTTCTAGCAACTAAAAATATACTTGTTCATCTTGACGACACTTTAAACCCTATTAAATATCAGCGTATAAATACAGATAGGTTAGATGAACCCTCTCAGTGGGAGTTTACTGGACTAGAGGATGCTCGCCTAGTAAAATGGGGGGATGATTTTTACCTTATAGGGGTTCGCAGGGATAACAATCCTACCGGGAAAGGTCGAATGGAAATGTCTAAAATAGACATTAATACATTTGAAGAACTTGATCGAGAATTATTGCCCGCTCCAGGACTAGACAATACTTATTGTGAGAAGAACTGGATGCCTATTCTGGATAGATCTTTTGGGTTTGTCAAATGGACAGCCCCAACAGAAGTAGCTTATCGACTAAAGCCTGGAAAGGTAGTATCCACTACCGTAGAAACAGATATAAAGCCTAGCCTAGATCTGCGAGGAGGCTCTCAAGTACTGGACTATTCTAATCATTATATAGCTATAGTTCATGAGGCCGCCTTATTTCAATCTCAACTAGGACAAAAGGATGCTATCTACAGACATCGTTTTGTTTGCTGGGATAAAGATTTTAATCTAAAATACGTAAGTGAGCCTTTTAACTTCTTAGGTGGTAAGATAGAATTCTGTACTGGAGCATGCTTCTTTGATAAGTATCTACTTATTTCTTTTGGCCGTCAAGACAACTCCGCCTATATACTAGCATTACCATTAGCCATATTGGACTCCTACCTATCATGACAGAGTATCTTGAATCTTATATATTATATCCCACAGACTATATGGTTTCTTTTAAACTCGCGTATAGTTACGAACAAGCGGGGCAATTAGCAGGAGCTATTGAGTTCTATCTAGAGACTGCGGATAACCCACTAGTATCTTTTAATCTAAAGTATGAGTGCTTAATACGTGCAGCTATCTGTTATCAAAAACAAGGCAGTAGAGAAGATACTGTCTTTACATTATTATCTCACGCTGTCTCATTATGCCCAGACGCTATGGAAGCTCATTATTTATTATGTAAACATTATGAGCTATCCAAAGATTGGCATAGACTTTATATGCATGCGTGCATTGGCCTTAATACCTATAAGATGGTAACAACCAAACCTATTTTTGGGTTAGGACATTATGAACTTACTTTCTTTAAAGGACTGGCAGGTTGGTGGATTGGTAAGACAGAAGAGTCTAGGGAACTTATGTTTCAGACCTATAATAGACCAGGACAGCTACAAGATTTAGCTTTTAATAACCTTCGTAGTATAGGTTATCCAAGAACTGCTTTTGGTTACCAACGTGAAAATATGTCTAGAATAATAGATAAGTTTAAAGGTTACAACACTATACAAAAAAACTACGCGCAAGCGGCGCAAGATCTTTTTGTTATCACAGCCCTTGACGGTAAGCTGGGGGGCACATACTTAGAGATAGGTTCCGCCGACCCGGTAATGTTTAACAACACATATCTACTAGAGAAAGAGTTTGATTGGAAGGGAACTTCTGTAGACATTGAATACCATCACATTGCCAAGCACCGTGTTACTCGCAAGAATAAAGCGGTCTGCGAGGATGCGTTTAATCTAGATTATAAACCATATGCTAACGTAGACTACTTGCAGGTAGACTGCGAGCCCCCCTCAACTACGTTCGAACTATTAAAGCTAGCTATGCAACATTGCCGGCCAAAAGTTATTACTTTTGAGCACGACAGATACGTAGCAGGCGATGATATAGCCCATGAATCTAGACTCTTGCTTTCTGGCATGGGTTATGTATTGAAAGTAAAAGATGTTAAATTTGATAAGAGAGAGTCTCAATTCGAAGATTGGTGGGTTCTTCCTGAACTCAATAAGAATGTTCCTAGATTCGAGGAGAATATTCTAGGTATCGAATACATTCTGAAAAATACTTCTTGACATTGACCCCAACTTGTGATACTATACAGCATGATAAAAGAATTTCTAGATAAAGCTAGTGCAGCTTACTATAAAGGCAGCCCAATTATCTCTGACGAAGAATTTGATATTCTCGCAGATCGTTATGCCTACGAACAATTAGGGGATCCAGAGCCGGGAGAAGTAAAACACTTCTACCGTATGTATTCTTTACAGAAAATTCCGGCAGGTACAGAGCCGCCTATATTAGATTACCCAATTACAACTCCTAAAATTGACGGAGCAGCAATTGCTATTACGTATGTACAGGGTACTCTTGTCAACATAGTAACCAGAGGCAATGGTACCGTAGGACAAGACGTAACAGATAAAGTACGCCATCTAGTTCCTGCGGATATACACCCAAGCCTAAATATACTAGTTCAAATTAATGCTGAGATAGCCGCCCCTAAGCACATACCTCGTGCACGTAATTATGCTGCTGGCGCTCTTAATCTTAAAGATGCAGAGGAAGTTAAAACTCGCGACTTAAAGATATTTGCATACGAATTAGAATTTGATAATGACTGCTACCCTGTAAGTGAATATGCTTTTGATAACTATCAGGTAAGAATGGATTGGCTAGAAGCGTGTGGCATAGCCACTGTACTTTATAGCGATACTTCTAATTATCCTACTGATGGTATAGTAATTCGTGAGCGTAGCTACGCAAAGTTTAAGGAAGCTGGCTATACGGCTAAGCACCCAAGATTAGCTTATGCTGTTAAGCCTGAAGCTACAGTAGCAGTCACAAAACTATTAGATGTGCAATGGCAGCTTGGCAGAACTGGGGTAGTTTCCCCAGTAGCTATTTTAGAGCCTGTACTAGTATCCGAAGCTATGGTGTCGCGTGCTACACTGCACAACATGGATTATATCGAAATGCTCGGGCTGGAAATAGGATGCGATGTAGAGATAGTTCGCTCGGGGGAAATCATCCCAAAAATCGTGCGGAGAATTAATGTCGTATAATACAACTTGGTTTTTAAATAATCCAGATAAGGCTAACTCACCCGGCCTACTATATGTAGTAGTACTAGTTAATAGAAAGACTTTTCGGCGCGAGTGCGTTAAGATTGGCATTACCAAAGGTAAAACTTGGAAGGACGCTATAGTGCGTTCTCACGGCTTTGGTGTCTACGACATAAGAATACAAACAACCATTTCTAGCACCTTGCAAGAAGTGTATAACCTAGAGCAGGCCCTGCATAATGAATTTGCATCCTTCTCATATAAACCAAATGTAAAATTCGGAGGGCACACTGAGTGCTTCTCCCTTGAATGTTTATCAGCAGTATTGGATTTTTTGAAATGCAAGTAATACTAAAAAACGGTCTAAACTTTAATGAGCTTAGGCAACAGCTAGATCACCTAGCGTTGTTTAAGCACACCATGTGTCTAGAAAAAATAGAACTAGCGTCCATAGTAGGTGACAGAGCTTATTATGATATTCAATATGTAGTAAGGGATTGCCATGTCGGAAGCGTCGTATAAAAAGCTTCTATCAGATATTTTAGCTCATGGAGTTGAAACAAAAGATAGGACCGACGTAGGTACCATTAGTTTGTTTGGGGAAAAAATCGTATATGATATTAGCGAATACTTTCCTCTCTTTACAGCTAAGAAAGTAGACTTCGCCAATATCGCTAGTGAGCTATTGTGGTTCCTTAGTGGTTCCACTAACGTGTATGATCTAGCCAAGATTAAGAATCCTGAAAAGCCTATGGCTAAAACCATCTGGCACGATAATGCTTTTGCGTCTTATTGGAGAGATAAAGCTGTTCACCCCGGAGACTGCGGTTTAATTTACGGTAAACAGTGGCGTTCTTGGGGTCCTGAAGCTATTGACCAAATAAAAGAACTAGAAGATGGCGTAAAGAATAATCCCCATAGCCGTCGTCATATGCTGCAATCCTATAATCCAGAGCAAGTTAAATGGTCCTCACTACCTGCCTGCCATACTATGACTCAGTTCTCCGTGCGCGAAGATAACTATCTAGATTGCATCTTTTATATGCGCTCTAATGACATGCTGCTAGGGCACCCATACAACGTAGCTTCGTATGCTTTGCTTACATACATGCTTTGCTGCGTAACAAGATACAAACCCGGTAGAGTTGTATATATGGGTGGCGATTGCCATATATACCTAAACCACATTGAAGCAGTTACAAAGTACTTGCAATCTCCTATCAATAAAATTCGCCCCACACTAGAAATCGTAGAGCAACACGACAGTTTGTTAGATTTTACCATGTCTAGCTTTAAGATTGAAAATTATTTTCCAGGACCAGTAATCTCTGCTCCAATGGCAGTATAAGACCTGGGAAAAAAACTTCTTGACTTTTGGTCAAAAGTGACGTATAATAAAATCATAATAAGGAAGCAAGTATGCGTATCGTTCCCCCAACTCAGTGCCCTTCGTGCCATAGTGAACTAATACAAAAAAACTCTATTCTTTATTGTGTCAATCGTTCCTGTGAGGGACAAGGCGCCAAACTAATTGAAAACTTTGCTAAAGTATTAAAGATAAAAGGCCTTGGTCCATCTACGATCGAAAAACTAAACGTAACTACAATTGACGAAATTTATAGTCTTTCACTGGACTATATAGTATCTTGTATAGGCGCTGCACTTGGAAATAAACTTAAAGAACAAATAGAGATTTCTAAAAACTCAAGTTTAAATGAAGTGCTACCTGCACTAGGTATACCTTTAATTGGTAAGACTGCTGCCGAGAAAATCTGCGCAGAATTTACAGATATTCATAGCATATCATTAGAAAAAGTAAAAGATATACTAGGCCCCAAAGCCTATGAAAATTTTGCTTCTTGGTATTTAGACGGGGAATGGGAAGAACTCCCTTTCAAGTTTGATTCCAAAAAAGCTATGCCAAAGCCACTTAACAGCAAGACAGTATGCATAACTGGCAAGCTGAGTAGCTTTAAGACCAAAGCTGAAGCTGCAAAGTACCTTATAGAAAAAGGTTACACAGTAGCTGATAGTATTACTAAGACCACCAACATACTAGTCAATGAAAGTGGTATCGAAAGTGAAAAGACTAAAAAAGCCCGTGCCAATGGCACACAAATTGTTAACAATATATTGGAGTTATAATGACCGACCTAAAACCAAAAAAATGGACTGATGAAACAACCGATACCCTTAAGAACTACGTAGGGGACGACTCGGTGGCTATTAGCCAGCACACAGTTCAAGAAGCAGCAAAGATGCTTGAGACAACCTCACGCTCAGTAGCTGCCAAACTTCGCAAGCTAGGCTACGAAGTAGACAAAGTAGAAAGCACTGCTACGAAAGCGTTCAGTGACGAGCAAGAAGAAGCTATCCGCGAGTTCCTTACCGACAACGAAGCAGAGTACACCTTTGCTGAGATCGCAGAAAAATTTGCTAATGGCGTATTCACCGCTAAGCAAATTCAAGGTAAAGTCCTTTCCATGGAACTTACTGCGTTCGTTAAGAAAACCCCGAAGAAAGAGTACGAGCGTTCGTTCTCTGCGGCTGAAGAAGCCAAATTCGTTGGTCTCGTGAACGAAGGTGCATCACTAGAGAAGATTGCTGCTGCCCTTAAGCGCGAAGTTCCAGTGGTGCGTGGTAAAGCACTTTCGCTTCTTCGCACTGGTGAAATCACCGGTATCCCTAAGTCGGAAAAAGTTCCAGCCGCAGAAGTAGATGTACTTGCGACCTTGGACGTTCCTAACCTTACGGTAGAAGAAATTGCGGACAAGCTAGACCGCACCGAGCGTGGCGTGAAAACCATGCTAACCCGTCGTGGACTTGCCGCAAAAGACTATGATGGAGCAGCAAAGCGTATCAAACGCGACGCAAAAGAAACCGCTGCTTAATTTTTTAGCATAATGGTGAAAAAGCGGGGCCTTCAAAACGCCCCGCTTTTTTGTCAGGAGGATTAAGTGGATCTTGGAAGCGCATTATTAAAACAAATAATAGCTAAGCAAGATATCCCTACTTGGTCTACTCTTCGTAAAAATTACTTACCAAAAGAACTTCACTCACTTCACGATAGGATTGCTTCTTTCTTAGACAGATTTAATAAGCTACCTTCGTTTGAGGAGCTTAAGTTTGATGTTAAGGGAAGACAAGTACTACAACAAGCAACCTTAATTGAGTTGCTAGACGTGGAATCAGAGCCAGAAATTCTACTGGAATTGCTAAAAACAGAATACGCACAGCTAGTTGCCTTTGAGCAAATAGAAAGTTATATTGAGCGCTCTGTAGTCTTTGAAAGTCCCATGGATGCTGTAGAAGGCATTCAAGAGATTGCAGCCTTTATAGAAAAGGCAGTAGACCTAGATGGGTACAACCAAGAAAACATGCAGCGAGTGGAGCTGTTTGATGATGAGACAGCACTAAGTAGAAGAGTTACCCTTGGGTTGAATGAAGAGTTCGACCGTAATGTTAAGTTTACCCAAGATGCCCTAATAATGATTGGTGGACGACGTGGTTCTGGTAAGTCTCTTACCGGCGCTAACGCCGTCTTAAACTGTTATAATAATAACAAACCGTCGCTTTACTTTAGCATCGAGATGACTACTAAAGAAACATTGCAAAGGATTGCTGCTGCAGGAGCAGGTGTTTCAGCTAAGAGAATAGAAAGCAATACCTTAACCGCCGAAGAGCTTATTAAACTAGCAGAATGGTGGGCTGGTCGCTTTGTGGGTGGCGAAGAAGTATATAAGAAGTACTCGCTACAAAAACCTTTTAAGGAGTTCCATAGGGAGCTTCAAGAATTAGAACTTAAAGACAATAAATTTGAGATTCTATACTATCCTGAATTAACTCTGGCTACGCTTAGATCAGAGATTGAAAGAAAAGTACATAGTCTACAACCTTCATTAGTAGTGGTAGACTACGTTAACAAAGTTAAGCTAAGTAATTTTTCTAAGAAAGGTCAATATGACTGGACCGAACAAATGTCTGTAGCAAGCGGTCTCAAGACTCTAGCACAGAAGTTCAATGTTCCTATCATAGCACCATACCAAATAGATGCCAGCGGGGAAGCCCGCATGGCTAAAGGTATTCTCGACCCGGCAGATGTAGCGTTTACGCTAGACGCCCACAAGAAAAAAGATAGCTGCATAACATTTAACTGTACAAAAATGCGTAAAGGAGACGATGAGGTTTCCTTTAGTAGTAAGATAGACTGGGAAACTCTTAAGATAGGTCCCGAGAATGGAATACTACCTTCAGCCGGAGGTAGTAATGAAACACAAGAAGAAGTAGGGGATACCCCGTGGTAAATATGAAATATGAGAGTAAAAACGTACATCAAGCACTAAGTCAAGTTGTAGAAGAGATGGGGGAAGCTTTAGCTGCTGCCGGGAAATCACAACGATGGGGCCTAGAAAGTTATAACCCCGAGAATGGCCCATTGTCTGAAAAAAATATTGACTGGTTACTCCGGGAGTTTGGAGATGTGGAAATAAGCATGGATATTTTTAGAGCTTTTGTTAAAGCCTCTTATAATGATGATACCCGTACTTGGGATTACGAAATTCCAGGCGAGTAAAAATAGTTCTTGACAGTCGGCTACAAACGTGCTATATTAGTTCTTTATGGAGAAATATATGGCTTACAAAAAAGTCACACGGCGCAAGCCACTTCGCGGCAGTTCTTATAACATGCCCGACCTGTCAACAATTCGTAAGCCTAACCTACCCAGGCTCTCCAATGGCTTTGGTAATGGTCTTACGACAGACAACTCTATTCTTACGCACATGCACAAAGAGTCTGTCGAAGTACAGGCCGAGATTGAGCGCAAGCGCACCCGTACTGCCCCACTCTATAACAAGGGTGCCTATCAGTACATAGGTGACTCAGATGACCCAACAAGTATCGGACGCAAAAAATGACACCATTAGAGTTGCTAGAAAAACAAAAAATATACCACAAGTTTTCTGGCAATGATCTATTGATCAAATGTCTAAACCCTGAACATGACGACGCTAACCCCTCCATGAGAGTGGATAAGGTTAGCGGCGTTTTTCATTGCTTTGCGTGCGGCTTTAAGGGGAATCTACTTCAACGATTTAACGTATACAGATCTAAGACTCAGATGGCCCGAGAAAAACTTAAAGATAAAATAATAACTCACCTGTCCCAAAACAACGGGCTACAAATGCCAGAGAGCGCAGAGCCATGGCCTATCTCTTATCGGGGTATCAAAAAAGAAACATACGAGCACTTTAGAGCGTTTACTCACAGTCAGTTCCCAGATCGTATTGTATTTCCAATTACTGATGCCACAGGTAAGATAGCCCTATTCCAAGCACGATCTGTTATAGATGCTGAGCCTAAGTATGTGTTCTACCCTAGGCAGGTGCCGCCTCCTCTGTTCCCAATGCCGGTATCACCGGTGCTTAACAGTATTATTCTGGTAGAGGGCATATTCGATGTTATTAACCTTTACGACAAAAGTATACGATGTGCGGTAACAGCCTTTGGAACGCAAGGGCTTACGGAAGATAAAATTAAGTTGCTCCATATACTAGGAGTTACAACCATACATATTTTCTACGATGGGGACAAGGCCGGACAAGTGGCTGCAGACAAAGTAGAAAAGATAATAACAAGTTGTGGATTTGCTACTAACAATATTTACATTGAAGGCAAAGACCCAGGCGAATTAAATGCATACGAAGTAGAAAGTTTAAAATTGAAAATATGGCCAGAGTATTATTAGTAGAAGCTAAACCTAGTCGCTCAGATTATGCAAGTGCATTCTCATTCGAGTTTGACCGGGTAGCTCTCTGCCCCGATCCTAGTATTAAAAAAATTCTTAAGAAGGATGTTACTTTAGATCATAAAGTAGCAGATGACTATGACTGGGTAATCCTAGTAGGGTCTGAAGCAGTTAAGTTCTTCACTAAGAAAACCTCCGTAATGGATTACGCAGGTAAAGTAATTGACGAGAAATTCCTTGTAACTATCAACCCGGGAATGCTAGCATTCAAGCCTGAAGCTAGACCTGTATGGAATAATTCAGTAGCTGAGATAAATAAATATGTTACAGGAAGTAAAACCGCTAGGAAATACGATGCTTCTGTCTTTAGAGGGATCGAGGATACGCAAGAAGCCTTGGAGTATATTCAAGGAGTTATGGACGCTCCTTACAGATACTTCGCTATCGACTGCGAAACTTCTAGCTTATATGTTCGTGACGGGTATCTTCTTGGGGTTAGCATCTGTGGTGCTCCTAATACTGGCGCCTATATCAGTGCTGATTGTATTGATGAAGATGTTATTGAGAAGCTTCAAGAACTTCTCGACAAAAAGATAGCAGTACTCCACAACGCAAAGTTCGATATTGCATGGCTGGGTTATCACCTAGGTCTTGTGTTTCTTAACTTTGAAGATACTATGCTACTGCATTATACGCTAGATGAGCGTCAGGGTATCCACGGTCTTAAGCAATTAGCCCTACAGCATACCGAGTACGGAGACTACGAGGGGCCTCTATACGAGTTCATTGCAGAATACTCTAAGAAACACGGCATATTAAAAGACGACTTCTCTTGGTCTTATATTCCTTTCGATGTTATGAAGGAATACGCAGCTATTGACTCCTGCGTTACATTCTTATTGTATGGCAAATTCAAGCCTGTAGTAGAAGGCAAGCCTAAACTATCTAACGTCTACAATAAGATACTTATCCCGGGCGTAGTATTCCTTAATCAGATTGAGCAGAACGGCATACCATTTAGTAGAGAACGCCTAGAGATGGCAGACGGTATTCTTACCGAAGCCATCGTAGCTGCCGAGAAAGAACTATTTGAGTACCCACAAGTTGCAAAATTCAAAGAAGATAACAATGGTGAGTTTAATCCCGCTTCAGTACAGCAACTACGTAAGTTGTTGTTTGACTACGTGGGACTAGAACCAACAGGTATCAAGACTAAGACCACTGAAAAAGATTCTACTAACGTAGAAGTGCTTGAAATACTTAGCGAATCCCATGAGATTCCTAAGCTAATTCTTAACCTTCGCAAAGCTAGAAAACTTAAAAGCACCTATATTGATAAAATCAAAAAGGGCTTAGATAAAGATGGCAGGCTTCGCGCTAACTTTAACTTACACGGTACAACGTCTGGTCGCCTATCTTCTAGCGGTAAGATTAACATCCAACAGCTTCCTAGGGATAACCCCGAAGTAAAAGGATGTATAGCAGCTAGATCCGGCTATAAAATCGTATCCATGGACTTGAAAACAGCAGAAGTCTATGTAGCTGCTGTGTTGTCTGGGGATACTAAACTACAGGACGTGTTTAAGACTGGTGGAGACTTTCACAGTTCTATTGCTAAGCTAGTGTTTAAACTAACTTGTGATGTAAGCGAAGTATCTAAACTATTCAAGCTAGAACGTCAAGCAGCTAAAGCAGTTACATTCGGTATCTTGTTCGGTGCTGGTGCAAAACGTGTATCTGCTGAGGTAACAAAAAGCAGTGGTTCATATTTCTCGGTTCACGAAGCCCAGGAAGTTATCCATGACTACTTCAACACATTCCCTAAACTTAAAATGTGGCTTAAGAAATCAGAAAACTCTATCAGAGAAAATAGCTACGCATATAGCTTCTACGGACGCAAGCGCCGTCTAAGAAATATCGGTAGCGATAATGGAGGAGTAGTAGCTCATGAAATTAAGTCGGGCGTCAATTTTCTTATTCAGTCTGTATCTTCTGACATTAACTTACTTGGTGCAATTGAATTACAACGAGAAATTATCGCACGAGGCTTAGACATTAAAATCTTTGCCCTAGTGCATGACTCGATTGTAGCCGAGGTCAGAGACGATCTTATTGATGAATATAAAGCTATGCTTAAGAAGCATATTCAAGTAGATCGTGGAATACAGATTAAAGACTTCCCCATTGGCATTGACATTGAGGTAGGTGATGATTACTCCTTCGGAAAGTTTGAGGAAAAGTTTCTCACAGAACCGGTACCTGCGTAACTTAAAAAACATACAGTTCCCCGTCTACAAAGCGGATGGGGAACCTATAGAGATCAATAAGGTTTTATTTGTAAACGGGTTTCCTATTGATGACTTAACTGTTAAAAAACCCACGTTAGCATTACGAAGACTGCACAGCAAGATAAATCTAAAAGGTATTAATCGAGCGTGCCTTGATGTGGCTGACATAATTAGGTCCTTAAAAGGGCAAGAAAACTGGTTCATAGATAGCTATGGTAAATGCTTTAAGTATGTTAAAACAGCAAGACATAAAGTAGCTTCCCATAAAATTGTAAAGATAGACCTTAGGGACACATACTGTATAGTATCACTACAGGGAATTGACGTTCCTTTTATAGAGCCTAGGCCTCCTGAATTGCAGTTTGCAAGAGTATTATATTACCATGCAGCCCCCTGGCTGATACTAGAATATAACTCTGAGAGAATACCGACCAGTACCAAGAAGGTGTAATGAGTACAAATAATGCATTTGACTTACGTAAAATTAAACCGCTTAACAAATATCAACAGGCTGTACTAGAAAGTAACAAACACTTAATAGTGCATGGCGCAGCCGGTACCGGTAAAACCCTTATGCTTATTTATAAGGGACTTATAGCCATACAAAATAAAGCCATAAAAAATATAGTAATTATACGAAGTGCAGTAGCTACACGAGATGTAGGATTCCTACCGGGGCGACTAGAAAACAAAATCAAAGTTTTTGAAGAGCCATATGAGCAACTAGTAGATTTTCTATATGATAAAAAGGATGCGTATAAAGCCCTAAAACGAATGGGCATTATAGACTTCCGGGTGTCTTCTTTTGCTAGGGGTATAACCTTTAGCGATTGTTCGATAATTGTTGATGAATTTCAAAACATGACAGAGCATGAGCTTCATTCTCTCATGACCAGGCTAGGACCCAACTGTACTATCTCCTTTAGTGGTGATACCGATCAAACCGATCTTAAGTCCCAAAGCATTGGTAACTTTATTAACATATTAAAACATATGCCACAATACTTCGATCACGTGGAGTTCGGCGTTGAGTGTGTTGTAAGAAGCAAAATTGTGCGAGAGTATTTGAAAGCACGTAAGGAATTCTATGCCAAAGGCAATTCTAGCACAGAGAATATACCTAAGTAGTAATGATACTGGGTTACAAGCTTCTTTGCTGAAAGAACTGACTTATTTTATCCCAAAGTATAGAGAGGATCTTCCCCCGGAAGTAATATGTAATTTGCGTATTATAGACGAGAAGAACCTCTCTATACCTAGTGGTCGAGTAGACCTCATACCAGAGGGGTATGAGATAATTGATAAGCGAATACACAAGTTTGTAGACTGGCCGGACTTTAACTTTACACCACGTGATGACCAGCAAGAGATAATAGACCAAGTAAAAAGTAGCTGTCTTATAAACGCTTCTCCTGCTTGGGGTAAAACTTTTACTGGTATAGCTATTGCTAGGAAGCTAAGGCAGAAAACGTTAGTTATAGTTCATACTCAACACTTACGAGACCAATGGGAAGAAGAAGTAGAGAAGACTCTATGTATTAAGCCCGGCATTGTAGGGGGCACAAAAAGAAACTTTAATAGTCCCATCGTTATAGCTAACGTACAAAAGCTAAACAATATTGATTCTATGGAATACAATAAAGAGTTTGGTACTCTTATCATTGACGAGAGTCACCACACTCCAGCCGCCACCTTTAGTAACTTAGCGGACCGCATGCATAGTAAATATAAGATAGGACTGACGGCTTCTAAGAGACGCAAAGATAATAAGCATATCTTGTTCCCAGACTACTTCTCAAAAACTAACTATATAGCTGATACTCATAACTCTATGGTACCAATTATACATAGGCTTCAACTGCCTATATCTGTTAGAGATGGTCCGGACTCTTGGGCTGTAAAAATAAACGAGTTAAGTTCTAATTCTAGTTATCAAAAATACATATCTACTATTGCTACAGCATATGCTACCAAAGGCCACAAGGTTCTGGTAGTTGCTTCTCGCACAGATCTACTTCGCTTTGCAAAAGCTATAACAGATAGAAGCGTATGCATTACAGGCGAGGTTAAATCTAGCGAAGACCGTAAGGCTTTAATCGCTAAGATTAAAAACAACGAAGCAGATATAATGTTCGGTAGTATGAACATATTTGCTGAGGGCGTATCGGTCAACGAGCTATCTTGTCTCGTGCTAGCAACTCCTATGAATAATGACCCGCTTCTTGAGCAGGTGATTGGCCGAATAACTAGGAAGATGCCAGGTAAACTTCAGCCTGTTGTAGTGGACATTAGACTTGCTGGTAACACTGTCTTTAATCAGGGACAACTAAGGGATGGGTATTACTTAAATAACAATTACACTATCATAGACGTGTAAAAGATTTCACTTGACTTTTAAGGTAAGTTATGATACTATATAGCTGGAGTAAAGTTCTGGCAAAAGCTAAAACCATGACAGACGTGATAATAATTATGCATGGAATAACATGGCCACAGTCACTACATTACAAACACCACAAGAACCTACGCAAATTTCATGGGGTAGACTTCACGGGACATTGTTTTATTTTGAACCCTGAGCAGTTGCTCAATAACCCGTCTACAGCCAAAGAAGATGTGATAGAGTATATATCGTTAGCTAGCAAAAGAAGTCTAGCCAACTACCTCCTCACAGGAGAAATAACGCTAGATAGCAGGCTAGCTAAAAGTCCCCCTGCTAAAAACAAACTACTAACAATCAACGAAAACAATATAAGCTTTGCTTATGAACAAGGAAAACAATGAGCGCATTATCATTTAATACAGCAAAAACAAACCCAGGACGTGAAAAAGTACCTAGCTATAAAAACCGTGAAGGCGAGAACAAAGTTCGCTTCTTCGGAGGAATTGTAGGACGTTACATCTACTGGATTATAGGTCCCGATGGCAACAAATCCCCTGTGGAGTGTCTCCAGTTTGACCGTGAAAGCCAGGCTTTCAACAACTCGGTTGAAGACCCGGTTAAGAAATACTTCCCAGACCTAAAGCCAGAGTGGGCTTACGCAAGCCTTTGCGTTGATATGAAAGATACCGACCCTAAGGTTTGCATCTTTAACCACAAGAAAAAACTCTTCGGACAAATTGGTACCGCGGTAGCCGATCTGGGAGACCCTGGGGACCCCGAAAAAGGCTGGACTGTAGTATTCGACAAGAAAAAAGTAGGCCCAAAGGTGTTCAACGTTGAATACCAGCTTAACATTCTTCGTTGCTCGAAAGAAGTAGGTCCTCTTACCGATGCATTGCGTGAGCTATTTGACAAGCACCCGGCTATCGACGAAGTGTTGAAGCGTCCTTCTGCTGCGGATATCGATAAATACATCACAGAAGTTCTTACGGGCGAGGGTAAAAAGCCTTCGTCGGGTAAAGAATCCATGGATGAAGAGATCCCGGACGAAATTAATCACTAATAAAGTGGGGGGCGCAAGCCCCCCACACCTTTAAGGAGCCCCTTGATTTTATTTACTGCTGATATCCATATAAAAATTGGAGCAAAAAATATACCTAAGCCTTGGGCAATTAATAGATACAAACTATATATTGAACAAATAAGAGAAATTGAAAAACAATGTTCCCTGCATATAATGGGCGGGGATATATTCGACAGAACACCTAATTTAGAAGAGTTAGAAGTATATTTTCAACTCATTAATGACGCCAAGGTAAAGACTATCTGTTATGATGGCAACCATGAGGCAAGTAAGAAAAACAATACCTTCTTAAGTTTACTCACTGCAGTAAGTGGCTCAGTAAATAATAACGTGGAAATAGTAACGTCAACTAAAGAGTATGACCGTTTTACCATTTTACCTTATGCTGATTTGCATGTATTAGGTAGTATTGAGAAGTGCAATAAAAATAAAGCTCTCTTTACACACGTGCGTGGCGAGATACCTCCACACGTAAAGCCTGAAGTAGAACTTAATCGTTTTGATGGCTTTCCAATTGTGTATGCTGGCGACCTACATAGCCACAGTAATTGTCAACGTAATATAGTTTATCCTGGCAGCCCAATGACTACTAGCTTTCATAGGAATCTAGTAGAGACCGGATACATACTTATAGATGAGAATGATCTAACTAAGTGGACCTGGCATCAGTTTGAATTACCACAGCTTATTCGTAAGACAGTTACCGACCCTGCCGAAATGATAGAGACAGGTTATCACAGAACTATATATGAACTAGAGGGTGATATGAAAGAACTTGGTGCGGCTAAGATCGTCAATAAAGAGTTGTTAGATAAAAAAATTGTTAAGCGACACACAGAGTCGCAACTAGACTTAACCAATAAAAGTCTTGTTGAAGGCTTAGACCTATACTTAAGAAAAGTACTAGCGCTATCAGAACCGGATATCGCTGAAGTACTGGGAGAATTCAATGCTTTGCATGCAGAAGCTTAGTTGGGGTGGTTGCTTTAGCTACGGCCCTAAAAATTCTATTGATTTAAACAGTGCGACAATTACTCAGCTTATAGGTGAAAATGGTAGTGGTAAATCTTCCATCCCACTTATACTTCAGGAAGTAGCATATAATAAAAACTCTAAAGGCGTAAAGAAAGCTGACATTGCTAACAGGGAAATAGGCGATGGAAAGTACTGGATAGAGTTAGACTTTACACTTAATGATGATGAATATAAAATATCCGTAAATAGAGCTAGCTCTTTAAAGGTAAAAGTTTACAGAGGTAGTGAAGACATATCATCTCACACAGCCACTGAGACTTTTAAAACTATAGAAGAACTCCTAGGAGTTGACTTTAAAGTATTCGTTCAACTTATTTATCAGAGTGTTACGGATGGTCTATCATTCCTAACAGCGACAGATACTGTACGTAAAAAGTTCTTAATCGACTTATTTAATTTGGATGAGTACTCTATACTATATGAGAAAAGTAAAGAGAAGCTTCAAGATATAACTAAAGAAATCACAGGTATCAAGGGTAGTATATCCACCCTAGAGAAAATGCTAGCTAAAGCTGGTGAAGTTGCCGAACCAAAAGAATATAAGCCCGTTCCTGACGAGCCTGTGTACCCGGAGCGAGTTAGAGTACTAGAAAATAAGCTACGTGATATTACTCAATTGAATAAAAAAATTACTCAGAACAATGAGCTAAAAAGAATACTAAAAAGTATTACATTTAATTCGGAGGTTCTAGGGTACGAGCTAGCAGATACTAATGAACATACTCTTAATTTAGGTGCAGTTAATGCTAAGATTAGCGCGGCTAAAGCATTAATATCTAAAATGGCTAAGTTAAGTGACTCGTGCCCTACGTGCGGTCAGCATATAAATATAGAAAAAGAGCAAGCACTAAAGCAGGAAGCAGAGCAAGATCTAGTAGATTTAACTAGTAAAAAAATAGAAATTGAACAGTTACTGCAAGCTTCTAAAGCGCACAACGACTCTATCATAAGAGCCAGAAGAGCGCGAGATGAAAAAGAAGATATACTGCAGCGTATAGATAACGCACTGGATACTGAACAGGTAGACGCTGAAGAGGTTAAAAAGAACATACAAAGATTAACGTATCAGTACGACGACGATAAAGATCAATACTCAAAAGCTATTACCTATAATAATGGCGTAAAGCAACATAACGATAGACTTGAAATAATTAGTCAACAGCGCCAAGAAACCCAGGAAGAACTAGAGTTTGAAAACATAAGATTAGAACAATTGATGCACAAGCAATCAATTTATGAGATTCTTAAGAAAGCACTTTCTACTAATGGCCTTGTAGCCTTTAAGCTAGAAAACTTAGTAAAAGACATCGAGGAAGCAGCTAACGAATATTTGTTAGAACTTTCCGATGGCCGCTTTAGTTTAATGTTCAACATAAGTGGGGACAAATTAAACGTAGTACTTCTTGATAATAATGTAGAAATAGACATTAGTCCTCTTTCAAGTGGGGAGTTAGCAAGAGTAAATATAGCTACACTTCTAGCTATTAGACGTATAATGTCTGACATAAGCAAAACTCAAATTAACATCCTGTTCCTAGACGAAGTTATGAACGTTCTAGACGAATATGGAAGAGAAAAACTTATTGAAGTTCTGATAGCAGAAACTTCACTTAATACTTTCTTAGTTAGCCATGGGTGGTCACATCCACTGCTAGCAAAAGTTATAGTTCAAAAAACAGACGGAATCTCACAATTAAAAGAGCAATAGAATTGCTAATAAGGAAATAATGGTTGATAGTAGAGCAAAAGGAATTAGAGGCGAGTACGCCGTACGAGACCTTTTAAGAACATATACAACGGAACAATGGGAACGAACTCCCTCATCAGGAGCGCTAGAGCACACCAAGGGTGACCTATATATTCCCAATACTAAACAAATATATTTAATAGAAGTTAAAAATTATAAGGAATCTCCTATCGAACCCAACATACTAGGAGGTAAAAGTAATAACCTAAAGCTGTGGTGGACTAAGATTAGAGCGCAAGCTCATGGAGCTAAGATAACTCCCGTGCTATTTTTTAAGCACGATAGAAGTCGTTGGTTTATTGCAGTCCCAATTAAACCAGATGTAGTTAAAGAATACATCTTTGTAGGAGCCCTAAGATGCTATGTCTGCTTAGCAGAAGAATACCTAGGCAACGAGTGGGCTAATTTCCACAAACAGATCATAGCAGAGCCAGCTAAAACTTAACTCTTGACAACCTTATACAACTATGCTATAGTGAGGCATCATGACAACACATTCATTCAAACAAGAACCACGCGATCCTAAAAATACTTTGCTAGTAGACGCGCTTAACCTTGCCTTCCGTTGGAAGCACGCGCGCTCTCCTGAGAATATGCCTAGTGACTTTAATGACACTGTAGCGTCTCTAGCAAAGTCGTATGACTGCGGTCGCATCCTAATATTGGCAGACGGCGGCTCCTATTGGCGCCGAGCACTGCTGCCAACGTATAAAGAAACCCGTAAGAAGAATAGTGAAAATTCTAGTGAAGAAGATAAGAAGCTATCGAAGATATTCTTTGAATTGTACGATGAGACACTAGACAAATGTAAGTTTCCTGTGATACGCCTCAAAGGCGTAGAAGCAGATGACATTGCAGCATATATAGTAGAAAATAAATACGAGTATGATATCAACTCTATTTGGCTCATCTCTAGCGACCGAGACTGGGACTTGTTGATTAACCACGATGTAAGTCGTTTTTCTACAGTAACTAGTAAAGAGATTACTATGGATACATGGCCATACGAAGTATCCCAAGAGCAATACATTGACTTCAAAGTATTGACGGGGGATAAAGGCGACGATATCCCAGGCGTCTCAGGCGTTGGTCCTGTGCGTGCTCAAAAACTTATTGAGGAATACGGCGATGTGTTTAGCATCATGGCTAATATGCCCTTGCCAGGTAAAGCCCAATACATTCAAAATCTAAATAAATCAAAAGACATTATGCTATTAGGCCATCAACTCATGGACTTGCGTTCATGTTGTGAGGAGGCTATTGGCGAGCAGCTACCCCTCTTGCGAGGGAGACTAGCAGAAATATATGGAAGGCCCGCATGAAATTAGACTACACAAGAGATGCTGCACTGGATGAGTTCAGTATTAAAACTTTAAAAGATCGCTACATGCTTCCTGACGAGAAGTCTCCTCAGGAAGCTTTTGCTCGTGCAGCACGTGCCTTCGCAGATGACATGGAGCACGCGCAGCGAATATATGACTATGCTAGTAAGCATTGGTTTATGTTTGCTACACCAATTCTCTCTAATGGAGGAACAAGTCGTGGTCTGCCAATCTCTTGCTTCCTAAACTACGTAGAAGATAGCCGTGAAGGTATTACAGATGTATACACCGAGAACGCTTTCTTAGCTAGCTTAGGTGGGGGTATTGGAACTTATTGGGGCGACGTTCGTTCTAATGGAGCCAAGACTAGCAACGGTTCTGAAAGCACCGGAGTAATTCCATTCATTAAAGTGGAAGATTCTTTAACCTTAGCGTTCAGCCAAGGCATTACGAGACGCGGTAGCGCAGCCGTTTATTTGGACATTGATCACCCCGAGATTGAGGAGTTCCTAGATGTTAGAAAACTCACCGGAGATGCAAATAGACGTTCGATAAACATACACCACGGTGTAGGGATTAGCGACAAGTTTATGCGTATTGTTAGAAAAGCCGGAGAAGCAAAACGTGCTGGAAAAGAGTATGACGATGGTTGGGACCTCATTGACCCCCATACGAAAAAAATAGTTAAGACTGTTTCGGCAAGGGCGCTTTGGATAAAAATTCTCCACAATAGAGCAGAACTCGGTGAGCCTTATATCATTTACAATGATACAGTAAATGATGACTTACCATTCTATCAGAAAAAGTTAGGACTTAAAGTACGCCAAAGCAATCTGTGCACAGAGATTACTCTGCCTACAGACGAGAATCGTACTGCAGTATGTTGCCTATCTAGTGTCAATGCTGAGAAGTTTGACGAGTGGAAACACGACGAACTTTTCATTGAGGACTTAGTGCGTTATCTAGATAACGTTCTAGATTACTTCATTGACAACGCGCCACCGCACCTGAATAAAGCAGTATATTCCGCGTCCCAAGAACGAGCAATCGGTCTAGGGCTAATGGGATTCCATAGCTATCTTCAATCGAAGATGATACCAATTGAAAGTGCTATTGCTAAATCTATCAATTTGGCAATGTTTAAACATATTAAAGAAAAAGCTAAAGAAGCCACAGAGCAGCTAGCTTTTGAGAGAGGTCCGTGCCCTGATGCACTCAAGTCCAACGTTATGGTCCGCAACAGTCACCTGCTTGCTATTGCCCCCAATGCTAGTTCATCTATCATGTGCGGCAATACTAGCCCAGGTATTGAGCCATTTAGGGCCAATGTATTCAACCAAAAAACTATGAGCGGAACATTCATGCTCAAAAACCGTCACTTGGAGCGTATCCTGACAGAGTTTGACATGAACAACGACAAAGTTTGGAATGGTATCATGGCAAACAAAGGAAGTATCCAACACCTAGACTTGCCTAATCACGTTAAAGACGTATTTAAAACTGCTATTGAAATCGACCAGCGTTGGTTGATCGAACATGCTTCAGACAGACAGCAATACATCTGCCAGTCTCAGTCCTTAAATCTCTTCTTCCCGGCTGACGTAGAAAAGTCGGTGCTTCACAATACCCACCTTATGGCTTGGGAAAAAGGAGTTAAGTCTCTGTACTACTTAAGAAGCGAAGCCATAAAGCGTAGTGATGATTTATCTAAAACAATGGATAGATATAAGTTTGATTTTAATGTAAGCGAAGACGAATGTCTAGCGTGTGAAGGATAATATGCGAAAAATAATTGCTAAATTTAAATGCCAAACAGTAGATAATAATTCAGACGGGCAAGAGCACGTATGGTTAGGTGCTGTAACTTCGGATACCGAAGTGAATAAAATTTGGTCTAAATATACTCCCAGTGGAAGCTTAAATATTTGTATAACTAACCCTGACGCTCAGGGAGCCTTTATAGTAGGCAAGGAATATTTCATAGAAATGTATGAGGGATAATGTTACTAGAAAATAGAAATTACTACAAGCCTTTTGAATACCCATGGGCTTACGAGATGTATAAGATGCAAGTGGCTATGCATTGGACACCTCAAGAAGTGCCACTAGCGGATGATATTAAAGACTTCAATCAAAAGCTAACAGATTCTGAAAAGAAACTTATTACACAGATCTTTAGGTTCTTTACACAAGCTGACGTAGATGTAGCTGGCGGATATTGCCAGCACTATCTACCCACCTTTAAGCCACCTGAGATTCGTATGATGATGTCTCAATTTGCCGCTATGGAAGCTACACACATTGATGCGTATAGTCAGCTAATTGAAACGCTAGGGCTACCCGAATCTGAGTACCAAATGTTTGGTCAGTATAAGTCCATGCGCGATAAGCATGAATACTTAGAACGCTTTACAATGGATACTCCAGCTGATATAGCCAAATCACTAGCAGTATACAGTGGGTTTACGGAAGGCGTTCAACTATTTAGTAGTTTTGCTATCCTGTTGAACTTCCCTCGCCATAATCTTATGAAGAACATGGGACAGATCATTAGTTGGTCCGTACGAGATGAAAACCTACACGTAGAAGGCATGACGAGACTGTTTAGAACTTACATAGAGGAAAACCAACTCCTATGGACAGATGCCTTGAAGTCTGCTCTATACAGTATTGCAGAGCGTATTGTGGAACTAGAAGATGCTTTTATTGACACAGTATTTGAAGGTGGACCGCTTAACCGCCTAACAGATGAGGATGTAAAAGCATATATTAGATATATTGCAGGCCGCCGCCTAAAACAGTTAGGTCTAAAGAATATATTTAAGATAGAAGAAAACCCGCTGCCATGGATCGAGTCCATGATCAACGGGGTTGAACACACTAACTTCTTCGAGAACAGGCCAACTGAATACGCTAAGGCGTCTACTGTTGGAAACTGGGACGATATATTCTAAAGTTAAACCCGCCGAGGCAACTCGGCGGGTTTAATTTTTAGTAGCCAGTCACATCTAATAAGAAAGATCCAGGTAGTGGATCAGTTACGTTAGGTCCTAAAAAGAAATCAAAATACTGTTCATAAGGTAGCCAATCCATATATATATTTATATTTCCGTTGTGATGTGCTCCCGCCATCCAGGACTCATATAAGTGCCTCCCGAATGGGTCGAGGATGGTTGTGTTATATTCTTGTCTATAGCTGCTAGCGGCTTGAACTACCCCATACTTTCTTCCAGAGGTAAGCCCCGTAAATGTTTGGCCTACTGCCACTATCTTAGCTGGGTTAGCAGAAGTACTAAAGGCCAAAGCACCAGTACTGGTGTATACTTCTAATCCAGCCGTTCCTGTGGGAGTTGGGTATAAATCAAAAGCAAACCATTCAAATGCCTGGTTTGCCGGCCCCATATAGAAAAAAGTCCATGTGCTACCACTTACTGATATCCTATATAAAGCTAACTCACCAGTATAATGTACAGCTATTAATGGATGTGTAGCATTAGTAATAATAATGGAAGTCCACCTTTTATCACTGTCACTCGTTAATACTTGATTACAAGTAGCAGTACCTTTACTTCTCATGCCAAAATTTAAATAATCTTGGTCAATTTGCATTATTCCTGTATCGCTATCTACTCTTAAACCTATCGGCATTACCATACTCCATATAATAAAGAACAATTGTTTCCACTTCTACCTTGCCAAGCCCAGCTGAGAGTACTAGTAGGGGTGTCAAAGAAAAAACTAGGCCTAAAACTCGCTGATAATGTTAATGAGACGCACCTAAAGAAAAAACTTCCTAAGGCAAATCCTGTATTAGTAACTGATCCATCCACCCCGGCAAAAATAGTAGTAGCCCCTAAAAAAGTGCCTACTCTGTCATTAGTATCTAATATAAGAACTCCATCCGCGTTCCAAATTTGTAATCCTTGGGGCATTATGACCAAATTCCTAATCTTACTCTACGTACGTTAGACGCATCATATACTTCTATTAAGTTATCTTTTATTTCCGTTCTAGCCCCCGTAGTTGCTGTTCTAAGAGTACCAATAATAGCCGAAACAGACGATAAGGAAGTAACGGCTAGCGCGTTTGCAGTAATAGATCCTTCTACAATAAGGTTACCAGGAATACGTTCCTCTAGTCTAAAGCCCGCTACTCTAGTTTCTCCCGAAGTAAAGGTAGCACCCCAGTTTACATACATATGTATTTCTGCAAATGCTGTAGTAGCCGTAGTTGTTAATTTACCAACATATTCCACCCAACTTGCAGTAGTCCCAGCAAATCCTTCATAGTTACCTACAGCCGCGGGAGATACTTGTAATAGTGGTGAGTCACTTATGCTGCTACCAGAAGCGTTCACTTCTCTACATCGAATCCACATTAGACCTACGGGAGCACCAACTACCCTAGCAAACCATCTTACGGTATACTGTTTATTGGGCATTATAGGAACTTGTCTTGTTGGGAATAAAAGAGAAGATCCTACAAATCGCGCAACGTTACTCCCATATGGTGAAGTGCTGTCAGCTATAAAAGTTATTCCGCCCGAACCATTAGAATTATACCAGTCTCCTAGTGATTCAAATGAGGCTCCTGGATTTATAATTTTGTCTTGGCCGATTACAGCTAATTTAGCCGTAGTAATAGATCTGGCAGCAATAGCATCAGAAACTACACTACCATGCACAAGTAAGTTACCATCAATAACTTGAGTAACCAGAATCCATGCAGAGCCATTCCAAGTTCTAGTTTGGCTAAACCCAGTTCCAGATATAATTACTTCATCGGCAATTACCTTATTGCCAACTCCTGCGGCTGTTACAGCAGCATTAGCAGTAGCATCTGACCAAGAGGTACCGGTAGCGAAGAAACGCTTAGAGCCACGCTCTCCCACGGTTCCTACGAGTCCTTGAGACCCTATAATACCGTTAGTACCTTGAAGGCCTCTTCTTGCTAAAGAATAATTTATTCTTACGTTCTGAGTAACTGGATTACCTGCTAAGTCTCGAATGGTTACTACTACATCTGTAAACCCTACATTAGCAGACATAGCTGTAGGTACGGGTACAACAAAAGAGTTTCCTCCTACCACTGCTCCGGGGGCTACAGTAACCCCTGTACTACTTTGTGTACAGCTAAACGTACTAGCCCCACTAGTATTATAGGATAGCTGGTTGCTACCACGATAAACTCTAATAGTAGAAGTGGCTGCGCCAAAAGTTATTCCGGCAAACCCAGTAGGATCTGCTGGATAGCTGCTATTATCATTGTCTAGGGATACGTTGTAAGTTGAAGTACCGTCTTGTACTACAGTCACTAATTCTTCGTCTAATAGAGTAGTAGTTCCACCAGCAAAAAATAGTTCTACTCTAACATCGGCCAAGGTAGCAGGCGTTGCTGGGGTATAAGAATACGAAGTTTCATTAGCTGCAGAAGTATATACTACAATCCCGTTTCTTGATATACGGAATCTGCCAGAATATAGAGCAGGAGTGCCTGTGCCTGCAGCACTAAACGCCGTAAATAAAATGGAAGCCGGTGTCAGAGCATTAGCTTCTGATCTTTTTATTACGTCTGCACTAGCAACTACCCAATACACCGTTGTATCGTTACCGGCACGGGCTAGAGAATAAGTTATTCTAACCTGTTGAGTAGTAGCTACAGCTGCGGCATTACGTATAGTAACGGTAATATCTGTCAAAGCAGTTACAGAACTCATGCCTGTAGGTACTGGAACTACAAATGTAGTGCCTGAGCCAGTTCCGATTGCGACTGTTACACCACTGCTAGTTTGAGTACAGCTAAAAGTATTAGCCCCGCTAGCAGCATAACTAAGCAGTGTTGATCCTAAATATGCTCTAATAGTAGATGTTGCACTGCCAAAGTTAATACCGGAGAAACCTGCAGAAGGCCCTGGGAAACTTAAATTATCATTATCTACTGATACTGTAACTGCATCTGTACCATCTAAAACTACCTGTATGGTTTCTTCATCTAGTAAAGTAACAACTCCACCAGCTAAATATAGTTCTACTTTTACTTCTATTACTGTAGCTGGAGTTGTGGGGGTATACGCATAGCTACTTTCGTTAGCAGCAGATATGTAAGCTAATACACCATTTTTAAACACCCTAAAGCGCCCAGAATAAGCTACTGGAGCAGCGTTGCCCGTAACACTTAATGCTGAGAAAGTAATAGGGCTAGGAGATAATACTCCCGCCTGATTTTTCCTTATTACGTCGCTAGTAGCAGTTACATAATATTGTGTAACAGGCTGTCCAGCTTTTGACTTGCTAACACTATAAGTTTTAGTTATAGTTACGCCCGCGCGTACTGCAGTAACGGTAAACGATTCTGCATCGCTAGTCCAGCTAGCGCCACTTAAGGAGTACACCCCGGTAGTTTCATTTATAGTAAATGTTAGACCGTTTTGTACTTTAGTCCAGCTAGCCCCGCCATCCGTGCCACCCGTAATAGCAAAAACAGACAAGGTAGTAACGTTAGTTACTCCGTCAAATATTACAAAGGTACCACCAGCAGTAGTATAGGTAGCTCCTGTACCATCAAAAGCTGTAGCTACTGTATGGCTTTCATTTGTTAGGAATCCTACAATAGCGTCGTCGCCAGGTCTAATACCGTATACGTTGATAGTGTCAAATGCTAGCTCTGATTGGTTACCATCAGATACACCTACTCGTAACTTATAAGGAGTTCCAAAGTACGTAGTAGGAATTGTAAATGCTTTGGTATCCGTAGTTCCTGTACCATCTGTAAAACTAGTTTCGTCAAATCCAGTGATTGTTGGTAGGGCAGTAAACATAAACCAAGGATCTGCAACGTTTTGAGCGTTGGCAGTTAGTGTCAGTGTACCGCTTGGATTTGGTGTAGTTCCTTCTGCAGTGTAAGCAATAGCGAATGCAGGAGCATGAAGTTTAACGGTGGCCGCTCCAGTACCTAGAGAACCCGCGGTACCTTGTTTAGAGACAGTAAGACTCTGTACTTTAGCAGTAGTTACTAAGTTTTCAAAGTTGATTGTATAAGTAACGGAAGCTTGGTCGGCAGTCATCGACGAGTGGTTCGCAACAGAAGCTGCGCCGCTTACTGTAGTAATAGTACCTGGTGTAACATTAGTACCACTAGCGGTTACTTTAAATTGTCCTACCGTAGGATTTCCAGAAGTAATATGTGTCAGCTCCGTAGAACCTAAATAGGCTTCTATAACAGTTCCCGAGCCAGCATAAGAAGATACAGAACCAGTACTTGAAGCAGGCAATGTATGCGCTTCATTTGTTACAATTACAGAATAAGCATCTTGCCCATCTAAAGATTGTCTTAAAGCAAATACACTTATGGTATCATAAGCAAGTATAGTTCCACCAGAACTTTCAGCTACTCCAAGCCAGTAAGTTTTAGCTGGAGTAAACACACTAGAAGGTAGGGCCAGTACATAAGTAGGGTCGGAAGAAGATGCTTGAACAATAGTACCTGTGACGCTAGTCTCTCTAAAGGTATAGAAGGGCGTAGAAACATTCTGGGATACTGCTTCTAGTGTAATACTAGAAGGATTAGGTGTTAATCCTGCTGTGTTATAAATAATAGAATAGTCTGTTGCTATAAGCTGTACAGTTATAGAATCTGATCCACCAGCACCTGGGATACCTGCTAGTGCTTTAGCAAATGATTGTACCTTTTGATAGATACTTTCTGATCCCTCAGATCGCACTGTAACATCAAATACAATGTTACCACGATTTGCGGTCATTGCAGACAAGCTGGCTACAGTAGCAGTGTTTCCGCTACCAGTTATAGCCCCTGCGGTCACGTTTTCGGTATTAAATATACTAACTTTAAAAGACGGATCACTAGCTAACGTAGCACTATAAGGTATTAAGCTATTGCCTTTATAAACGCGTACTGTGGTACCGGATCCAGTCAATAGTGGATTAGTCCCATTACTATCCGCAGGTAGTGTATGAGCTTCGTTACTTAATAGAATAGTAATTGCATCTGTACCAGGTTGAACACCAAAACAGCTTATCTGGTCACTAGCCAATATAGGGCTTACGTTTGAGATCTCTCTAATCCTTACTTCGATAACATCTGGCATTGCATCCGCAGTAGCTCTAGGTATATATGAGTAAGTATTAGTTGTACTATTTTGTACCGAGGATCCATCTACTAAGAATTGATAGTAGACTGTACCTTCAGTGTTAAACGCTGTAGCTGTGATAGTAGCACTAGATGGATTTGGCGTGTCCCCATTACTAGTGTAAGAGAAAGCCTGCGCACTAGTAGTAGCAGTAACAGTTTTAGCGGTATTAGAGCTAGTTGTAACCCAAGCTAAGCCATTCCAAGTATAAATGTTATTATCAAGTGAGTTGATAATAACTTGCCCCTCGTAATCCCCAGCTAAAGGAAGCCCTGCAGATATAATAACAGGAGTTAAGTTACTGGCATTTACGGTATAATAAGGCTCAAGAGTGTAAGCGCTTCCTACGCGGCCAACTAAGCCAAGTAGTGTATCTTCTAATTGATTTGGAAGATACGTAGTAGTATATACCTCATGGGCGCGATATACTTTTACTATGCCTACTGGAGTTCCAGTAAACGCAATAGCAGTACCTTGAGGAGTAGCCGATATACCAAAAGCAGAAGATGAAGGATCTACTACGTAGTAAACCCCATCTACGGATAGTTGGTTAGGGAGTGTACCTGTAGAAGTAAATAATATTTTTTGGCCTTGAGAAAGCTGGTTAGCTCCCTGAGTATATACCAAACTACCTGCAAAGCTAACCGTAGAAGTAAACGAAGAGTTTCTATCTACGGTTATGCTGTTGCTATCAATATAAGTATTGACAGTATACCAAGTATCATCAATCTTTACTATATTACCGGACAGTGTTAAAGAAACAAATCCCCCAAGACCTGTAGCATCTCTAACTAAAGAACCGTCTACTACTGCTTTCGTAGAAAGCAATACTAGGGGTGTTACGGGTGGGTTGCTAGAAATATCATGAAGATACCTAGCGGAGCCGTCCTCTATTTCGGTGAATAGTCGGAACCCAAAGTCCTTATCAAAAGCAAGATAAGCTACTCCAGGATTTGGTATAGATGTAAGATTGATGCTTAAAAAGCTCATTATGTAATTATTCCATTTCTTATTCTAACTTGGGTACCTACTGGGGAAGTATAATCGTAGTCTTGGGGCATCTCTACCGCAGCAGCGTCTATAAGGGGAGGACGAGTAAACTGGCCGCCTCTTAATAGTTTTAGCTGAGCTGCTAGTCCTGGGGTTATACTATCAAGTTGAACTATAACTTCAGCAACAACAGGACGAGAAACAGGTCCTTCTATGCTCCTGGATTGTAGTGAAAACGAATAAATCCCTAAAGAAGGCGTATCTATTACGTAAGTAGTGGTAGATGCACTTAAATTAACTTCTACCTGGGCACCTTGTGGTGTTTGATATTTCAGTAAATATCCGTCTAAATTAGTTAGTTGTTCCTCTAAACCAGCCCTAAAACGAATTGGAATTCTCCAAGACAAGAATATTCTAGGAACTATAGCTGAGTTGGTGGAGTCGGAACCGCCTTGTCCTATTTGTAGCGCGGCAGTAAAGTCTCTTGGGGCCGGCATATCGCCATAACGGGGGGCATCTGTAAGGGGTTCTAACAGATAATCTTCGTTAATTAGGTCAAACTTAGCGTTAAAATGCTCTGCTGCTATTATGCCATATGAGTTTTTTTCTTCAGAGATAGATAATATTTTGTAATCTTTAGCAGAGCCTGCAATTACTTGACCCTGTGAATTCTTAGCTACTAGCGCCCATATCATTTCGTTGATGGGTGCAGCCGATAAAGCACTAAATAGGTTTAAAGTACTTTGATTTACTCCCGCAGTATTACTAATAGCTCTTGTTTCCAAGTGTACATCTGGTGAAAATTGAAAACTTACCTGCTCCCCAGAATCATCTACTAACGTTTCAGCATCTGTTTGTGTAAATGCTGGTAAAATATCGCCAAAATTATAATTAGTGCCGCCAATAACCGTTTGACTTTGTGTTAAATAGGTTGCAGGCCCTGGTACAACTACATGTACCTCATAAGTTTCGCCCGAAACAATTTCTACAGGCTTATCTAGCACTATAGTTGTTGTTGTGCCGGATACAAGACGGCCTGAATATCTAACACGATGCTTATCGGCGTCTTGTACAGCAATTATATCTCCTGGTCTTAAGTAAATTGCATTTTCAGCAGTCTTAAAAGAGACAATATCCTTTTGCATCTTACCTGTGAGCATTTTCCAGCGGCCATAACGTACTGCTTGGCCTCTAGAAGTAGCCCCAAAGGCAACAACTTCATCAGTTAATATGCGATTATTAACAACAATGTCGTCAATGTCGTCTATTACTTCAATTCTTTGCTCATAAAAGTAATCTTTATCTGTATAAGTTACGGCTACCTGATTTGGACGAACTTTATTACCTGTTCCTTCGTAGCTAAAGAGACCATTTTCTATGTTTCCCTTAGTAAATGTATACACAGGCATAGCCGGTTTGTCTTGTACTCCAGTTAGTCTGCCGTCTAGCCAGTAAGGTATAGCTAGCATGGTAGTAAAGAAGTCTTTCATGACTTTATACGCTTCAGTACTTACTGTTAGGTACACATTACAGGTAAAGCGGGGCTCTAAACCACCTTCTCCATCTGGTACTAGATCGTCTGAGTAACGAGCCATAGAATAAAGGGTATAATCGTCAATTTGATCCGAGGTGATCCAGTTACCTAGACCCCAACGTTTATTTAATAGTATTTCTCTAATAATCCAAGCAGGATTGTTACAATACGCTCTTCGGAAATTTCCATTCCAAGGTACATAAGTACTAGTTACTGTTCCGGCGGAGTTTCTAGTATAAGTAGCTACGCCATCCGCAGCTTCTTCTCTGGTTACATAATTTATTGGAACAGAAAATTCACCACCTAAGCAATGTGCGGATACTTCGGCAAAAGAACCTTGAAACTCTTGGCTATTATACTCTAATGCTAAGTAAGAACTAAATGGATAGTTTAATTTATCGCTTATAAAAGCCTGAACATAGGATAAGGTTGAATCACAAGTATGTTGAAACCCATTAACGTTAAAAGAATCTGGGGTGAGTTTTAATATTCTAACTCTAAAATCGTCAAATGGCTTAAGCTCATCGACTGAGAATCTAAATTGATAATTAAAGTTAGAAGTATTGTTACTTTTTACAGTACCTGTAGTGTTCCAGCCTCGGGCCAGGTCTCCCGAAGCATGTACAAAGTATGCAGTAGCTCTAGAGGCTACTTCTGCATCGGAAGGGCCATACATAAGTTTACTTTGAAACTGGGCCGCTCCCGCTACCTTATAATCAAAATAAATTTGAAACACGCAACCAGCTGTTTCGTAAGCACTATCTTTAGCTTTGAACGCGTGTAGACCGTTAGGAAAAGCTAGATCTAAGGATATCTCATCTATCTCTGAAGGATTAGCAATATTAAGTCCTAGGGTCCCGGGCCCACTAATAATAGTCGTACCAGAAGGGGACGGAGTAGTAGGCTTAATTTTCTGCGCAATATTTTTGTCCCCCCAAAAACTTTTTAACTTAGCATTATGAATAGATACAGTACCCCCCGCCCCATTTGGTATAGAGGTTACTTGAAGTAATGGCGCATTTATTTGTACCCCTGTAGTAGCACTAGTAAATCCGCTAGAGTTTTGCACTGGAGCCTGGTCTAAAGTACCGGGTCTAAAATGTACCTTAACATTTTTAAAATTAGTAGAAGTTGACCCGACGCCTAAGCCAACGCTACCGTTGCCCATAGTTGCTAGTACCGGAACCCAAGTTTCAACAGAAGCTGCTGGGCTATTTCGTATATCTGTTCTAGGAACTGTAGTATCAAAAGTTACGGAGTTTAATCCAAAACTGTTTGTCTCTGTAGCAAAAGTAAAGTGATCCCATGTTACTATTCCGGCGGTAACGCCAACAAAAGCATTACGGTTTAGCAAGGCTGAAGTAGTGCTAACTATTTGAATTACTTCTGCTTCTAACTCGCTGCCATTTGGCCCCGCACCCTGGATTCGTACTTTTTGATATAACCCACCGTCTCCTTCCGAGTTACTAGCTAGCATATCTGTAGTAAAAAATGCTGTAGTAGTAGTTAAACTATTTGACCCCTGAGCAATAGTGCCAGTTGCCAACTTAGCACCTCCCTTAAGTAAAACAGGAAATACTCCCGGTAACCCTAAAACGGCATAGCCTAGAAGTAATCCTGTTCCTGTGGAATTAACGTATACAGCAGCATCCGTACCTAAATTTGCAGCTTGCACTACATTATTAGATACTGGCGTTCTATTTAGGTACACCGAAGCTAAACCATTTTTTAATCTTATAGGACCTTCTCCTATAAGATTATAAACGATTGCCGTAGAGTTGTCGTAACGTTGGGTTGGCATTATTTATGCGTTTCCATCTGTAAGGGTAAAGGAAGTAACTGTAACTGTTCCTCCGCTAGCGATTGAAGTGTTGTTTAAAGTCATGTCACCGCCACCGCCGGTAGCTGTAATGTTTCCCTGAATGTGCTGAGTAGTACCGTTGCTTGCATATACTCGGAAGTGGCCTGCAGTTCCTGTAGCATCAGCTGAGGTATCCGTCCAAGACCCTGATAAAGCTTTAGTACCTGAAGCTGCTGCTGCCATCCAATCGGATGGTAAAGTCAGAGATGCTAGAACAGTTCCAGTGTCTGCATCGGTAATGTTTGTGGGCACCGTGCCACTACGTATTCTTAATACAGCAGTAGTTCCTACGGCTGTTTCAACTGCGTCTAGTCGTGCGTTTCTAACGGCTACTGACATTTTGATAGGCATATTTTATTTCTCCTTAATTGATTTCCTACTAAAAATTATATTAAGTAGGGATACTTTAATTATTACAGAAGCTACTTGCTTCAGTACCGGCCGAGGCAATAGCCCGGCTATAAACATTGGTGATGCCGGCATCTAGAACTAGACGGTGCCAACAATGGTTGCCCCTAGCCCCTCTAGCGTAATAGCCAAGTCTCCAGCTATTTCATTCTAGGCAGTAATGCTTCCTACTGAACTGATATCTACACTGTCTAATGTATACTCAAGAGTTCCGATATAAGGTACATCACTCTGTGCAAATATGCTAATAGCTTCTAGTGTATTAGACGCCGATCCAATTACTCCGGCTGAAGCAAAGTCTACTAGAGCCTCTAAGGAAATACCCTCTAGAGTTCTAAACATAACAGCATTAATTGGTACAGCCCCAATAGTAACAGGTTCAAAATTGTCCCAATCCACAGGCTCACTATATAAGTCTCTGAGTATGGATTGTCTATGAGCATTTAATAAATTAGAAGGAATTTCATGTGGTATTACGGGACTAATAAAGTGAACACCATTTTTAGGTGCAGTAGCTACCCAGGGTTTTCTATATTCATTGGCTGAGTACAATACTATAGAAGGATCGGGAGTAGTTAAGCCAGCACCTGTATAGGCATTTATAACATCATAGGATGGCTGAGTTAAAGTAGTATCATTTAGATTAGAAAATATAGTGGCTAAAACCCCACCAAAACCCCCAGATCCACCACCTACAAGATCAATGATACCACCAACTCCTGGCGCAAAGCCCCCTATGTGCCCAGCATAAGAAGATAGGCCTGGAACAATAGCAGAAGACATTGTGATGCCCCCAACAATCATTTCGCCTAGTAGTACGGGCACTGGGTTACCTGATGATACAACTTCTTGAGGGCCATTAAACAAATAGTTCTCGTCGGCGTCAACATCCACGGAAGGATCTGGTGCCAAAAGCTGCTGGATACCTGTAATAGCTAGGTTAACTGCAGCAGTAAGGATAACAGTGGTTATAGCCGTAACAGTAGCCCCGGTAACCGCAGCTGTTTTGGCTATAAGGGCGCCGGCCGCAGGATTCCAGAAAGCGACGGCTACAATAGCAATTGCTAGCAATATTTTAGCGCCACCAGATTTACTACCGCTAGGAATAGGTGTAATAACTATAGTATCGGCATCTAGGGGTAGGAACATTTCCTCCGCGTCAATCATAAGTTCACTACCTGATAGGATGGATAAGTCTCCACCCACATGGTAGTAGTCGATTAAATCTTGACGAAAGCCAGGATAATTTGCTTCAATACAGGAGAATATATGGCCATAAGAGTTACCCCTTACTTCCCACTCTCTACCATATTTCTCTCCTAGGAATCCCTCTAGAATAACTCTCTTCATACCTATATATTCCTGTTATATGCTTACCCCAAAAAGGATAAAGATTTTCTTTGCAAGATAAGCGATTTACTGCGTGATGAAAAAAGAGATCATCGTATAAGTAAACTCCCATATGGTTAGAAACTTCAGCGCCAATTTTAAATAATATAATGTCGCCGTAGAGTAGATCATCTACTTTTTTTACTGGCCAGTTTTGTACTTCTGTGCCAAAGTAGTCTTCTCCATGTTCCCACCAGTCGTCTTTCCAGTGTAGTGGCCTCATTGGCATAGCTATACCATGCACTTTAAACCAATTATGGGTAGATGTAAAACAATCCCGATACTTAAACTTATAATCTTTTCCGCATAAGTTGTTGTAGCCATCGGGGGATATAACTGCGTAACTATAGTCGCTTTGGTTAATAACCATCCAGGGATAATTAGTAACATTGCACATAGTAATATCATGTTCACTAGGAATACAATTATCATCGTGGCCGTGAACAAGCATGTATAATACTGGCCCATATCGACTAAACTTTAGGGCTTCTGGTATAAAGTTATCTTTAGTCTCCGAAGTGTTAATAAAAGGTATGTATTTTAACTTACCTTTTATTATACATAAGCCTCCACAAGGTTCATTGTCCTGTTGTTGGCTAAAATGAGCTTTTATATTATCTATTATATCTGCGGGAAGCTGGAAATCCTCCATACGGTAGTACCTTACTGCTATCCTGAGTTACTGATGGTATGTTACTAAATTGAACAGAAGTTGCCATGGAACCAAAACGTTGTGCACAACTTGTTAACTTTTTACCGCACACATCCGCCCTTACCCAAAAATCCCCCCCTTTTGGAATCTTATTTACATTACTTTTAAGACATCTCCAGATATGTCCATTATACAGCACATAATCGTTAAACAAGTATCCATCTCTATATACATAGTAAGTAGTTCCACTATTATAAGTAGTATATGGTATACAGCGTCTTCCGGTAGCTCTTGTTAATTGGCCAGCAGAAGATGCGTAAGCTTGGTAATATTCTGGTCTTGACACACTACTAGTGGAACCATTTACATTTATTCTAATTTTATCTCCACTTATAGCGTATATATAATCTTTAGTAAATGACGCAACCTGATTATGTGTAGGTGGCGATATACCCGTAATAAATAGGTTATTTCTGCTATCTAGGTAGACTGCGACCCCGTTATTATTACTAGAGATTCTCCAGGTACACCCGCCTACGCGTGAATTAGTAGTATCAGCAGCACCCCCTTGAAAAGTCCACCCACAAGTATTAGGGATAATATATCGTCCAGGTATTTTTATTCCAGCTAAGTCAAATGGAGAAGCTAGTTCAAAAGTTATGCTTAATGCATTTTCTGATTCTTTGCGGTCTATTATGTAGCTTTGAATAGGGCCTTCTGTAGGGGGGTTTTGTACTGACCCAGATATTAAATACTTATGTAAAGTTTTACGTCTAACAACTTTTACGCCAATTAAATCATTTGCTGTAACTCCTATGGTATCAGAGAATGTAGAAAGTACATTAGCTACTGTTAACTTAGGCCTAGAGTACGCACCGTCTGATTTCATTTCAATGCCGGTTAACTCTATAGGGAGAGATAGGTAAGTTCTTAATGTATAAGGAGATTCATTATCTCTAAAAGTAACTGTACTAGCAAATGTAGTGAAGTAAGCATCGCCAATAATAAATAGCTCTACTAACTCGCTGTCAATTCGCTGCTTATTTACATCAATAATCATAAGTACATTAACTCCAATTGTATTAATATATCTGCGTATATAGCGTTAAGTTGTATTACAGACCATGAGGTTACTATGTAGTTTTTAGCCCCTTCTGGAAATGTTAATGTAAAATTGCCGTTTTTTAAGTAAAGAAGGTAGGCATCCAAGGAAAGAGCATCTACTAGGGGTAGTTTTTTTAGGCTTATATTTAGAGATTCATCACGTATATTTACTCCATTAGGACTATACTGATTTGCTCCAGATGGTACAGCATAGGTATGTAAGCTCAGAGTAGACGAAGCGCCTGGGTTTCTATCCACAAAATATGTAGTAGAATTGGCAGAACTCTGAAACTGAGATGGCACTATAAAATATATCATTAATTTTCGGTAATTTCCATAGATAGGGAGTATATCTCTCCGTTTTGATAGTCTTTACTAAACTTGCTTACTCTACCAGACCACGATTGACTCATAATAGTTAGGCTTGGTAAATATGCTCCACCTAAAGCTATTATATAGTTTTCCACTAGGTTTATTTCTTCTGGCTCTCTATTTGCCAGGGTTACTCCAGCAGTTCTACGAGGAAAACCTAATTTTAAGTCGCTTTTAAATCCGTCTCCAAATGCCATCCTAACGACGGGGGCTTTTTTAGAAATTTGAATACCATTATCGAAGTAGATTGTTCTTGGGCTTACTAGCCCCAGAAAACCTGACGGAATGATAAAAGAGCTCATTACGACGCGCCATATTTATTGAGGATCCCTCCGGGAGCCTTCTGAGCTAATAGCTCTTTTTGTACTGCCTGTGCTAGCATCTCTCCTAGCTTGCCCATATCTTCTTGGCCTTGAGACTCAGTTTGTGTGTTGCCATTACTTGCAATGTTAACGTTAACAGCCACATTGTTAGACTGGCTAGACCCACCATGCATTTGTACTGGAATAGAGCGGCCGTTTGGAAGTGGTACTACCGCTTCGTTGTAACGGCCTTCACCCACTAAGTAGGTTGGCCTCTTAACAACACCTTGGAGGCCTCTTGCGGTGATTCCGCCTTGGGCGAGCGGAATAATTCCGCCAGCTGCTCCGGCGGGTACAGCACCACCCGCACCAGCTGTGCCGCCTGCTCCAGCCGCAGGCGCTCCTAGGAAAGCACTAGCTATTTTTAGAGCTAACATTTCTATTAACATCTGAGCAATAGCTTGAAGTACGCCAATTGCTAGATCCCCAAACGCTTGTTTAGCTGATTTACTTCCGTCAATAATACCAGTAAAAGCTGTACTCATACCGTCGGTAAAAGCTGACGATACACGGTTAAGTCCTTCCATTGCCGTTTGAACTTCTGCAATTTCTAGAGATTTTAACTTCATACCTTTTAGCTGATCTTCGTTTGCCCCTATAGCATTAAGGCCTCCTTCATCTTCTACGGCTTTTTCAAAGATACCCTTAGAAGCTCCGGGTAGGAACATACTTTCTTTACTTAAGTTAAACTTATCGTTACTTTCAACTAATTTCGCCTTAAAAGCATCAAAAATATAATCTATAGACGATCCAGCTAGCGCATCTATTTCTAACTTAAGTCTTTCCCCTGTAGTAGACACAGCAGATATGTTAGATGCTAAAACATCGCGTATTCCCTGTTCTGCTCTACTCGATATATCTTGTAAATCTTTTAACGGTCCATTTGTTAACGCATCCGCTCCTGCATCATTTCCATCTTTTCTATATTGAGCGGCTAATAGTTTATATTGCTCCTCTATTATAGTCATTTGCAGGGCAGCTTGTTCTATTTTTATGTTACTTTCCGCTTCCAGAAATTCTTTTTTAGTTTTCATAGAGTCTAGTTCTAGATTTAGATTATCAATTTGGCGCTGTCTTTCCTGCTGAGGAGAAATGGCTATTCCTGTTCTTCTTGCCTCCATGTCTTGTCTGATATTGGAGATAGCTAATCTTTCTTTAGCTATTTCTTGGTCTATATTGAATATCTCTTTGCGTAGGTCTAGCGCTACTTGATCGGCTGTAAGTTGTCTTTCACTAATAGCTGCTTTACTGCTATACAGGGCTAGTATTTCTTCTTCGTTAGCTATTTCAGCAGCTGAGTTAGATACTTTTTCGTCTATTAGTTTCTTTTCTAACCTATATATAGAAGACAGAGTAGTCAGTTTAGCTGTAGCCTGAGCTCTACCTACAGAATCTAGGTTTTGAGTTGCCTCGTCAGCTTTAGCTTTCGTGTACTGAGCGTTATATTCTCTCTGTAGAAATTGCTTTTGTATTACAGCTTCCTCTTTAGCAATAGCTAAAGATTCTTTTTTAGTTATAAGGTCAGAAGCACCACTAAAAAACTTATCATTAGCTCCAAAAGAAGTACCCGCCTTAGCTATTTCCATATTAGCTAGTCTACGTTCTTTTGTGGTTTCTCTTACTGAATCTCGGATGTTTTTTTCTAAGCTATTAATTTTTTGTAAGTCAGCTAAGCTTGATAAAAGGACAGTATTTTTTTGCTCTGCTTTTGCAGCAGCACCAACACCTTTTGCTAGGTCTCCTTTAAGTTTAAGCCAAACCTGGCCTACTTCAATAGCCAGTTTACCTAATGTTACTAGACCCTCTATCCATTCTGCGCTATTTTTTCCGCCATCATTTACAATTTGATTTACTAGTACTTGCTGTACTTTATACTTATCTAAAGCAGCAGTCATAGTATTTATGCTACCTGTTATATCTTGCCCATAAGCAGCTGATAGTCTACCAAGTCTATCTAAGTCTTCTTTGGATAAATTTAGCTGCTCCCCAATCCCTCCTAAATCCCGTAGGTTTGTAGTATTTTCTGCCATCTCTTCTAGATGGGAGGCAGTCTCTACTAGAGGGGAATTTAGGTCTTTAGGTATTGCTTTTTTCATAGCATCTGAAAAACCCTTCGCAGAATCTTGTAGTGCTTTATACTTACCGGTAGTAGCTATTATTTGGGAGCCTTGGGTATCTATAATTTCATAGATTTCTGCTTCGGTCCTCTTTCTAGAATTTAAAGAAACAAGTAATTCTTGATACCCGTCTTTGTCAATTAGTTTAACTAATTCTAGTGTCTCTGTTAATGCTTTTTTAGACGAGTCGTTAAATTTAGCTATTTGACTTTTAAATTTAGCTTCTTCCGACAGGTTCTCAACATAGGCTTTAGAGCTACCATTACCTGAGAAAGCCTCAGATAACACTAAAGCATTAAAAGCCTGAGGATTAGCTAAATTAGCCGCTAATTTAGCATCAGCAAATTGCATTTCTTTTTTTAGTTCAATAAACTCTCTGCCTTTTTCAATTAAACCCTCTAAAGCAGTTATAGCGGCATCTAAGCCCAAACCGCGTTGTCCACGGCCCGGTTCAAACATTTTTTCTATTTGCTGGCGAGTTTTTTCAGCGCCCTCACCTAATTCTTTTAGTTCTTTCTTTGAAACTTCAAAAGCTTTACGTTCTTTAGTTTTAAAGTGCTCTATTAAAGCTAATCCAATTTGAATAGCTGCTGCAACTAAAGCAAATACTCCTAAGGCCGCGTTAAAAGCAGATCCTATTGCCGTTCCAACCGTAGCGAAACCAGTTCCTACTTTATGTAATCTAGTTGATAGGTTTTCTGTTCCAGTTACTAATCCAGCTAAATCACCACCTAGTAATTTAAAACTAAGTCCTACTGAACTTAAATAAGCTCCTCGGATTTGTAAATCTTGTACAGCTGCAAGCTTTACATTACGAGCTTCCTCAACTCCTATTTTAGAGATTAAATTATTCTCTATTGATTGACCCCTACGAAGAGTACTAATTTGACGCGCAGATTCACGTAGTTCTACGTTAACCGCTTCTAAATCTTTTATTTCTTCTTCGTTAGCGGCTAGCCCTTGTTGTTTTAATTTATTAATTCTAGTTAGAATTTTGCTTCTCATATCCTCGCGCTCAAGAAGAATATTTTTATTTCTAATATCAAATAAGTCCGCAGATGTCTGCGGGTCAGACATACCTAGCCTCTCTAATGGGTTTCCGACCATTAGCTTACCCATACCCTCAAATTCACCTATAGCACCAGATTGAGCTTGCGAAACTGCATCTAAATTTAATCTAAGTCTAGCTGTTTTTTGGCCTACTTTATCCATAGCCTTACCCATATCAGGCAAGATTTTTCCCGCAGCCTCTTTAAAAATACCCATCATAGGTATTAAAGCTAAGGTAGGAAACATGGTAAGTATATCAATTAGTGGCTTAACAGCCGCATTGGTTAGGTTTAGAAAGCCTGTACCTAAGTCTTTAACCGAGGCAGCTAATTTATCGTACGGGTTAGCACTAATTTGTTCTGATACATCAGCAAACTTACTTTCACCTTCTGCAAGCACAGCGTTTAAGAAAGCTTGACGTTTCTCTACTTGAGTTAAGTTACTAACAGTCTTGTTATTAGCCTGCGCGTATATGCGTGAGGCTTCATCGAGGCGAACCATAATACCAAGTTCGTCCAATAGTTCTGGCTCTAATTTAATTACACCGCGAGTAAGACGATCCATTGCATCGCCCATGTCACGTCCTAGCGCCACAGAAGCACCACGAGCAACTTTACCTATACGTTCCATTTCATCAATGTTTAAGCCAGCAGCAGTACCTTGTGCCACTACTTTCATAGCATCAGCGTATGAAATAGCATGGTCAGTAATAGACTGAAGATCCCTAGCAACTTTACCTAATGCTATACCCGAGCGGGCGCCCATTAGTTCAAGACCTTTGGCTAGCTGCTCTGTCTGAGCGGCTTTTTGCAAAGCAGTAAAGGCCGCAGTAACCGCGAATAGGTTAGCAGCCAAAGTTGCGTATGCAGCTACTAGGTTATTTGTATCGTTATCGTTATCCTGAAGTCCAGCAGCAAGCCCAGAAAAATCTCTACCAGAAGCCGAACGATTTGCGGCTGCGCCCCTCATGGTTCTGTTAGATGTAGTGCTAAGCCCCTTATCCTTATAGGGTAGACGCCCTAGGTTAGCACTAGTTTTACCGGCTGTAGCAAGATTATCTCTTATCTGCTGCGTCTTTTTAACAATGGCATCTGCGCCTGAAGCGCCAAAGTTCATCATAGCAGAAATTGAAATCTTCATTTAATCTTCTTCTTACTGTCTGCATATATTTTAGCGACAGCCTTTTGATTTTCTTGTATAAAGTGAACCTCAATACTTATTACTAGGTCTAGTAACATTAGTTCGTCCTCTACCCCCGAATACTTAGCTATAATAGGAAAATTCGTATAGTCTTTTCCTATAAACCCGTTATTAGCTTCAATTCTGTTGCCAAGTCTGTGATACACAGTAAAAGCTAGTTGGCAATCGTAGGATAGGTCTTCGTAGTCTAACGGCATCTTAGCGAGGTCAGGTTCTTTCCCCAGCTGCTCCATTAGTTTTAGATATTTATTCTTGTCTAGGCCTTTATTACCCTGAGATAAGAATTTATGTAGTATTTCGTAATTAGACTCTATCTCCTCTAGTACGAAAAGTTTGTAAGTCAAAGACCACCTCGTTTAACCAGTTGTCAAAGAAGGTAGATTCTTTAGCTAGGGTGATAGCTTCTTCAATAGTAAAATCGATTTCTGTATTTTCATCAATTCCCTCTGGTGGGGTAATTGGCAGCAGTTGAGCTGCTACTTTAATAGTAAAGCCTCTCCAGCTTAGCACAGTAGATTTAATAAATTCTTTTACAAATAGATCCTGATCTAGCTCTTCGGTTTTTAGGTTGCGCTGTCTGTTAAACGATACGTTTGTAGAAGCTTTACGGATCTTGTTAATTTCTTCTCTAGATAGGTATCCTAGCTTTACTTCAAAGCCGTCTAGACCGTCTACTGGAACCCAGGCTTCTAGTCTTTTGCTAAGATACGATGTTAGTGTACTCATTATGTATTTCCTCTCAATAAAAAAGTGTAGAGTCATTTCTGACCCTACACTTATTCTATGCTTGTTTAACTAAATTGTCAAGCTAAATTTTTCCCAAATCTTAGGTAGCTCCAACATAAGTTAGTACAGCTTCATCGTTAGCTGTAATAGTAGATGGCAGACCGTGGAAGGATACGTCTACTGCAATCACATCGTCCGTCTGGATAACAGGGAGCTCTATGTGAGCTGTAGGGAGACTTATCTCCATACGTGGGGTGTTACCCGTTCCACCTAGCGTAAATGTTAGAGCGAAGCTGTTAGTGATTGTGTTAACGTCTGCTAGTCCATCAGATAGTAGCTGACCCGATCCACCGGCAACAGCTTCCTCTAGATAAGCTGTAAAGTTACCTGTGATACTTTTGTTACCTGTGATGTGTCCAATTGGCTTGTTAACAACGCCCAGCACCTCAGGTGTCAGGAAGTTAATGTTGTTAGTAAAGGTAATTGATCCACCAGTTAGTGTGATATTATACACGCCGTTTGTGGCAGCCCCTGGATAGGTGGTTGTGTTAGCCGCAAGCATCGTAAGCGAAGTAAGCTTGTTACGAATGAAGTTATCGCTAAGACTAATGTCTTCACGAATAGCTGCAGATGCGTTGAACGAAGATACTTTGGCTAGGAGCGATCCCATACCCGACCATTCGATCATAGCAATACCGTCCACGTCGAACGAGATAGTAGCTTCGTTAACCACGCAATCTGTAATTCTGTAGACTAGTACCTCGTCATCGGCGGGGGTGTCAAAGTTAGTATCGTTATCATAGGGAGCACCCATTACGAAGTACAAATCAAATATACCTAGCTGAATACGGTTAGACCCAGCAAAAGTAATGTTGGTATCTGTGGCATCTGATGTAATGTTAAGCAGCTCAAAGTTATAGTTAGTTGTAATTTGGCCCGGGGTTCCTAGACCAACGAAGTTTGCCCATAGAGCTTCTTCAATGGCGTGGTGAAAAGTTGCCGTATCGTCAGCAGCACCTGCGCCTGTTCCGGCAGATCTAAAGGGGCGTACATAAGTCGTCATTGACCATTCTGCAGGAGCTAGCGCGTCGTTAAATTGTCTACGACCACGTTTAGAAATACCCGCAGGGGTAGCCATTTCGTTTAGTACTGTCTCAGATGAAGTGTTAGCCTGAGAAAAGCTGAAACCGTCCATAACTGGGATTTCCCAGATTACTGTACCGTTTGTACGAGCTTTCTCAAGATACACCTTAGTATCTCTTTTTAAGAATAGTGACATTCTTGTTTCTCCTTACCAGTCTCCTGGCTATGGCACACCTAAGTGCCTAGTAATGAACTACCAGTCCTACTTCTCCTACTGAAAAGGGCTCTAATGTTCCTTCGTCAGTAGATATTGAACCAATAGTTATATCAATAGTTCTTTGGGCTGTTCCTTGTCTATCCGTGTAAGCAAGCCTAGCATTATCCTCTATTACTGTCTCTATGTCCTCTATTATAGCCTCACACTTATTTAAAGCGTTTTCCTCATTTATAAAAATCATAATTCTTATATTTAAGTATCTATCTTTATACCCGCCAGCTTGGTACTCCCTGCTTTCGGAAGAAGGAACTACACAAACGGCTGGAAAATCGGCTATATCAGAATAAAACTTTAAGAAGGTAAAAACGTTTTGATTAAGGTTAGAAACATAACTACCAGTACCATTTATTAATTTCAATTTTTCTACTAAAGAAGAAACTATAGTCTGTCTTCTAGTAGTATATATTCTAGAGGCAGTCATTAGTTCTCCTCGGTTTTCATAAGCATATTATTAAATAGATCAATACCCATTTTTCTTATGGCCCTATCAATTATATAAGCAGGATCCCTAGCTTCTGGGGAGTTCCAAGGGCTTTTACCCTTAGACTTAGAAAATACTATATAAGGCGACTTCATATAGGTATATGTAATAGTGGCTTCTAATTGGTCTAAATGTTCTACGCTTAAAATCTTAGCGCTAGAAGCCAATCTTCCACTTCTATTTTGTAACGCTGGATAATTCATCTCGGCTATTACATACTCCCTAAGGCTAGCGTTCATTTTAGCTACTATACCTGGGTTAGCCCCAACTCTTGCTTGAGATGCTTTTCTTCCTTTAGGCTTTATAGTTTTTGATTGATTAATAGATTGTTTTACTTCTATTTCCGCTTTTTTTAAAGTTGAAGTTTTTAAGTTAACTTTTTTAGGCACAAATAATTTTTGAATAGTTTTTGTAATAACAGTTTTTTGCCTTGTCGAATTTTGAAGGGCTGTTTTAAGTAGATTTTTATCGTCAAAAATTTTAGCTAACATTTTATGTAAAAGTAACGTAGCCGGAGAAGTAGAATTAGGCAGTAAAAGACTTCTGTAAGCCGCTTCCACTATAGCCCCAGCTTTACCTCCTTTTAGTACGTTGAAGGAAGAAAACTCTACCATGTATTGATTTAACGTTGGAGCATTTACAATATTTACTGAAGTAAATGTGTTAAACTTAAGACCGCCCCTAGTACCATCGGCTAAGGTTTGTCTGGTTACTTGTAGTATTTTAACAGTTCCTGCTGTTTTAACTAATTCTCTTTGTATCTGTAAAGTTTCTAATTGAGTCAGGTCTCCCAAACTAGAATGCCCTCGTATTTCCGAATTATCTAATAAAGTAGCTTGCTGTATAAAATCTTTATGCCTAGCTATTTTTTCTTTGTATCCTTCTTTTATCTGGGGAACTAGCTCCTTAGCATGAAGTTTTTCTAATACACTTAACTGAAACTTTAATCTTTGCGTAGCGTCACCTATTCTGTGTCCTATGTCATAGTTTATATAGTCAGTAGATGTGTTATCGACAACTGTAAACTCACGAAATAAATTTAAAGTATTACCAATATAAAAACTAGTTTCTGGATCTACCCTATAAGATGTATAAGGAATAATATTATCAGGGACAAAAGTTGCCCTATTTTGCACTAGATCCTCTACTGTATTATTAGCATCTGGTTCCGGATTAAAAGATTGCTTAATATAATGTCTTTCTAGGACGGTGCCAGTTTCATCAGCTACATCTAATTCCATTCCAAAAGCTGTTCCGCCAGTACTATACGCTAAAGATATATTGTTATTTTTTATATGCGTTTTTGTCCGTTCCAGAAAAAATAGTTCTAAATCTACAGGAAATGTACTCTCTTTTACTCTGTATTGCATTAAGTTAGTGTCACTAACGTTTTTGATAACCTTTTCTGCTCTACTCGCAGCTTTACTTCTTCCACCCACGTTAGAGGATATGCGAGCAGAAACCTTAGCAGCTGTAAGCTTTTGTGACTCGTCTCCATTAGAATCTAGTCCTAGTCTTTGCATAGCAATAGGATTTTTTGCGTATTTTTTTACAAACGCGTCAAAATTATCCCAGGTTGTTGGTTTACCGTCCAAGGTTGGCATTACTCTAGGAATAGGACCTCTTCGCCCCCTTATTGTTGTAAAGAATTCAGAAGTAGAATCCCTACGATCCGACAAAGTTAAATTAATACCCATCTCTTCTAAAACTGCTGATGTTATATCGTTTTTATTACTTTCGGTAAACTTATCGTTAGCGATGCCAGGTAGTTTCTTAAATAGTTGTTGGTGGTAGTGAAACAGAGCACTTTCTGGGGTTAATACCTTAAGAATTTTGCTATTGTTACGTTTAATAGCATCATTTTCTGCGTTTATTTTTCTTTGCTCTATTCTACCAACCATAGTTTACTCCTTATAAAGATCTAGCACACGTCTGATATGATCAGGAAAGGCTGCTTTGCCATCTTCATGGCGAATAGTAAACGTAGCATGGTTCTTTTCAGGTATGTGCTCGTTCTTTAAGTAGTAGTTAATCAAGTCAATAAGAGCTAGCTTAAGGTCGGCAGGTATAGTAGCGTATCCGCCTTTATACACCAGCCTTACAGTGCTAACACCGATGGGGAACTTACCGTTTTTAAGGCGGATAGTATCTATCTTTAGGTCAATTCCATACTCGCTTGCAGTAACTACCTCGTATCCATCTCCATAGTCTGCCGCTAAGCTAGTAATGCTAATAACAGGACATTCAGATGGAAACAGTACGTCCATATCAAAACGAAAGCTAAAATACTCCGTTTTGTCTACAGCAAAGTACTGATTAAACGATTTTCCGCAATAGTTACGAACTAATGCGGACACAGAAGGGATAATAAGATTGAGCTTACCGTCTTCAGTAAATCCAGTTATGCCTTCGTAACTTTTAAATTCACTAATTGATATAAGATCAGTCATATTATTCCTTATAGGTAGGGAGGGCCCCTAAGAAGCCCTCCCCATTATAATTAAGCGGCAGCGTAACGGCGGCTAATAACGGCTTTTGCACCGTCAATAAGCTGGTCGAATCCAACACGCTGAGTAGCAACTAGTTCAAGGTGCTGAGCGCGTGGGATGTACTGGCTTTCTAGTGTCACACCGCGAAGACGTGGTACTAGGAAGTTACGAGCGTTAACCGCAACTGCGTGTGGAACAGAGACAGCTTTTGCTAGGAACTCGTCGCAAAGCATTACGCGTGATCCGTAGATATTACCAACTTGTCCAGTAAGTTTGGTAGCCTCAGCTTGTCCAACGGTATTAACGTCTTTCCATTCTGGGTCGTCAAGAAGGTTGTAATACTCATTCTCGTTAACTAGGAAGAATAGGTCACGTGGGTCAAGACCGTATTTACCCATTAGCTTACGCATATTTAGGAGGTCTTGTGCAGTTAGCGACTCAGAAGCTAGAGCAGTACCAGAAGTAACTACAGAGCTGTTTGCGGTAGCAATAGTTGTAAGACCGTCAAACGATCCAAAAGTAGAGGTTCCGCGTAGCATAGCACGCTCTACCGCACGTGTGTGCGAACGAACCATTGCCTCTTGGATAAGGGGCATAACGGCAAGAATTGTGTCTTCTTCAGTTTCATTCGCTAGGTAGGAAAGAGACATAAGTTTCTTGGTAGAAAGGATTTTGCTTCCAAGGTCTACACCGCCGTATGGCGAACCTGCGACATCACCACGCTGGCTAAGGTTACCGTGTGGAGCGTCGTCCGCGGTGCTAGCTAGTTTCTTGGTAGCGATGAACTCAGCATACCCTGCGTCTGGAGCGATAGGAAGCACCATTGTAGCAGCTGTAAGTTGAATTTCACGGAAAAGTGGAGCTAGAATAAGTGCGTGCTGAATGTCGCGCTCGATAGAGGTGTTTACGATTGTCTCATAAACAGCGGTTTCTACTGCGGTAACTCCAACGCCGGACATAGAGTTAACTTTTTCAATAATACCTTTACCGTACTTCGTGTCCCAACCTTTTTTAAGGATTGCACCTAGTACAAAAGCGTCACGGAGCATTGGCTCAGCAGCTTGTTCCCAACCTTTCTGGCTAGCAGACTCGAAAGTGCGCTTAGAGTTCATGAAAGAATTGATTTCGGTTGTTTTTTCTTTGATTTCTGCCTGAAGAGTTTTGATTGTCTCAGCATTTTCAGATTTGATAGCATCAATTGCTGCAGTCATAAGCACTTGAGTACGATCAGTTACAGAAGTAACTACAGCAGCAGCTGTTTCCTTGGCATCGGTAGCAGCTTTTGCTACGCGGGCTGCTTCAGCTTTTTCTGCTACAACTTTTGCTTCTGTGGTGTCGTTAGATGCTTTCAGGGCTTCCTGAATCATCTTTAGAATTTCATCACGTTCCATATTGGATTTTTTTCCTTCCTCGGCCTTTACGGCTTTGGGCTTACCAGATAATTCATCTTCCCCTGGTAGTTTTGATTTAAATACTTCAAACTCATCTAAGCTGAAGCTCTTTACTACGCTAAACAAAGCACTGTGATTGGCAGGTATTGATACTACCGATACTTCGTATAATTCAGCGTCTTTAATAAGCAGACCACCAGTTTCCTTCACGTAGTCTGCATCTCGTATTCTAGCGCCTACAGAAAAAGCGGTGATAACACCTTCTTCAATTAATGCAGCTACCGGGTCAGATTTGCTAATTTTAGCAGTTATCTCTAACCCTTTTTCTACTACTTTAATTTCAGTACATTTTCCAATAGGACGGTTGCCGTTATGCTGGAACAAAATAATTGGGTTTTTACCGAAGTTGTCTAACCCACCCTTTGTCCACGCTTCTGCGGCTATAATGTCTCCACCGCGATCAACATCGCTAGTAGAGGCCATCCCTCTTACGGTGATAAAGCGATCATCTGATACGCCTTTTTCAATAGTAGAGAGAAGTGTAAATAAATGTTTACGCATTTGGTCCCTCTTTAGGTCTGCCACCCTGTGAGGAGTCAACAGCCGATCCAGCAATGTTTACTGGGATTCTTAGTTCGTCCTGGCCATCAATATCTTCGTAGGCTAGGCCATTACGAGCTTCGTTTACAGTAATAATTCCGTTGTTCACTAGATTACCGTAGAAGGAAGCTTGTTCTTGTAGTTCCGGCTGAAGGCCGGGAATATCGTTGTCTGGCAATAGGCGATAAGAGAAGAATCTCTCGAAAGCTTTAAGAACTTTATCCACTAGCGGGATAACTGTCTCGATATAAAATAGTCTTTGGTTTGGGCGAATGTTGGCATTGTTACCACCTTCCAAAAGGATCGGAGGTATACCAAGCGCTGTTAAGATAGCGTCTCGCTTATTCTTTATTGAAGTTTCAAAATCTAATTCCTTAAAGGAAGTGTTCGAAAGCTTGTCTAAATCTAGTCCGCCATCAAGAATCAGGGGACGTTTACCACCATTTGCTGGGCTATACGCACCGATCCAGGACTCAATCATTTTCTCTTTAACCTTCTCACTGATGGAGTTAGGCGACTTAAGTACTAGGCCAGGCACTGCACCATTTTCAAAGAATTTATCTTGGAACTGTAACATGCGTGTAAGAAGTTGCATGTCTAGTAGCACTGGTAGTAGTCGTGGAGTTCCTCGGTAGATATTTTCTGCAGAGTTATCCTTAATATGTACAACCTCGGTAGGCGCGTAATTAATAGTCTGATAACGATACCCTTTTATATATTCGGTAGTATCTGTTAAAATTTCCATCCCGCGCGCGGGTACGTGATAAATATGGGCGCCATCAAAATAAATAAAGGCGTTACCATTAAGTACCATATCGGCGTATAAGAGACGTCTAAACGTAGAGATATCCATAAACGGATTAGGATCTGAGTTTAACAATCTCTTAACAGTGGCCTGGCGCAGGCCGGGTTTCTTAGGAGTAATGTTAGACTGATCAATACGGTCGTCTGAGACAATAATATCGATCTGGCTAGCAGCATCTACAATCATGTTTACACCGCGGTTCACAATACCAAGTTTTTCGTAGTAAGCCACGAAGTTGGAAGGAACACTAGCAACAGAGGATCCGTAATTAAGAGCAATTGTGCGCTGTGCCGGATTTAACTTTGTAAAACCAAGTGCAGATAGAGTTTTTTGTGTTATGCTCATTTTTAAAAAACTCCTTTCATGATTTTATTATAGCCCCTAGGAAATACTATGTCAAGAGAAATTTTTCCCAAACCTAGAAGCCACTAAAGCCTGTGGTATGCGTGTAAAGTGCATAGCGAAGAGCATCAGCCATGTGACTGAACTCGTCATGTTTTGGCTTTTCCACATTGGTTGTTTCGGCCCACTTGTATTGTTCTAGCGTCTTAAGAAGTTCCACACAAGATTGATCGACTATTAGGCGATTAGTTTCAAGTATCGAACCAACGTGCGAAATACCATCTAGTACAGACTTCTTTGCGTTAATTGTCGAGATACCGTAGATTGCCGCGAGGTCGGCGCGGAACTGAGCTGCCGCGGGGTCGGCATATATCATGTCTGCGTCATACTTATCAATTATGGGCTGCATGCCCGCAGCCTGCGCACGAGTATCTGCTTTCGCGGATAACCTCTCCGCGAAAGCATAGTACGTGTCTGAATTTCTATGATATCCAAGTATCACTAGGGCACATGGATCTTTATAACCCGCGTCTAGTCCACCAATCATGTCCATACCGGATCTATCCATCTCGGTAAGATCGCGAACACAAGTCTTGAAGTCGAACTGCCAAATACGACCCTCGAATACGGAAAAGTCAGCCTCATATTCTTGTCTAAATTCGGCAGTACTCATCTCGTTACGAGCTTGTTCTACGTCGTTTAAGTCAGCTCTAGGGTTATCCTGATACGTAGCGTGTATAGACGCCCACTGAGGAAACAACGGGTCAAACCCACGTTGGTAGAAGTTATGAAACCAGTTATTACGTCCACGAGGCGTACTAATAAAGATCGCTTTAGAATTAGGTTTATCTAGGGTGGGGCGCAAACGAACGTTAAACGCAGTCTCCCCTTCACGTGTTAGCGCAGCTTCGTCGAATATAATAAGATCGTAGCTTCTACCAACTACAGAGTCTACCTGCGTAACAGCGCCGATACGGATAGTCGAGCCATTTACTAGCTCAATAAGGTTATCCTTGGCGTTGTCGCGACGAACCTCAATTCCAAAGAACGCAATTAGCTCGCGCTGCAACTCGAATGAGATCTGTGCTAGTCTGTAGTTAGGAGCCATAATTAGTACCTGCGAACCAGGTACTAACAAGACTAATTGTCCAATAACGTTAGCAATAAACGTTTTACCAACACGACGAGATATAGCCGCGGTGATAAAACGATATTGTGGGTCATTGATTGCATTTATAAGGGCAACTTGTGGCGGGTTGGAAGTTTTACCCAACATCGTCATGTATTCTTCTACATCTAACTTAATATAGCGTTTGTCGCCAAAGTCAACAATGTGATTAGTTAAAATATTATCTCTACTTACTAGCATTTTAGTTTGAATTGTTACCCAGCAGCACTAATTCCCCTTCTTCTTTACGACGTTTAACAAGACCGTTAAGTTTCCTACCTCCGGCGAACACGTAACGTTGCATACCTAGATATGCTTTATTATAATTTTTATCTACAAGATGTTTAGCTATCTGTGTAGAGCGCCCGTGTAAGGCCCCAGGTCCTAGGTTAAACACAAAGGATACCACACCCTCAAATACAGGCCCTCTAGACATTCCCGTGACAGCCGTGGCCGCCCAGCAAGCAGCTTTAACGTCGGCGTCAAATAAGGCCTGAGCTTGTTCAAGACTTATTGTACGTCCATTTAGTACATCGTGGCGTGTAACCGTAGAAATATGTCCCCAGCCGATTGTAGGAACTCCTACTGGGTCAAAATAGGCCTTTAGTCGTAGACCCTCATGTTTTTTGATTAAATTCATGATCCCCAACTCCTATTATGTAGGCATTGCCCTGAGCGGTTATTGTAAATTTACGGCCTATAAAAGTTCCTGATACATTTGTAAAGGGGCTAGTAATAGGTTCTTTTACCATCTGACCGTTTTGTGTTGCGTAAACCATCTCATCTGAAGTCGAATAGTCTAGGCCAAATATTGACTCGTTCTTTCCCTCTATGTTGGATGATGGGCCTCCTAAATACAAAAGTGCATAGCCTCTGGAAACTTTTATATATTCAAACTGGTTTTTAGAAAGGCGCTTTTTAAGAAACATAATGCCTGGGTCTGATAATACAACGGTCTTTAATAGTTCTTCGGCGTTTTCTTGCGATTTAACTACTGACAACGCGTTCTCTAGTTCCTTTTGGGCTTTTTCGAGTCTTTCTTCGACGCGGTGTGAATATGCTACTTCACGTTCTTCAATTTCAGCCTTTTGGCCATGTTCCTCCTTATCGGAGATACGGAGTTGGGCCCAAATCCACGCGATGGCTAGGGCAATAGGTGTGAGCGTTTTAAGTATGTTTTCTAGATCGTACATAGAACGAGTATCCTGTAACTATGTTAAGGAATATGAACGTCTCTAGTATCCACCATTCTGAAAGCAAGGCGGTGAGCTCGTGAAATACCGGAGTGTCATATTTTAACATTAGTGCTAATAGCCCTGCAATGGCTACAGTTATATAAGTAATCCCCGAGCTCGCTGCCCAATACTCCTTACATTTGATTTGGGCGACCCCAGCTAAACATAGTGTGATTATCCATACAAATATCTCTATCATTTGAGAAGTCTCTTCATTAGCTCGCCGTAGTTACCGGAGCCAAACTCATTGATTTGAACGTTTGTTTGGCTGCTCGGGATTGAGCTCTTTTCTTCATCAATTCTCATCTGGTGAGCAAACTTAAGAAGATCTAGTAAGTCTTTTTCTGAATCATAAGATGTTGTGTCGATCTTGGTGTCTATCATTTTATCGAGAACTTGTGCTAGTTTAGACCTGTTCCGATACCCGGTGTCTAAATATACGTTCGTGATAAATCTTTTAACATCATTTTTTTCGAGAATTTCTTGCACCTGAAATAGAGGCATATCGAGCTGAAACGCAGTCTCTTGTGCAGACTGCGTTTCGAGGTACGTTTGTGCCACTACGAGATTTTCGGGTACAATTTTCAACATAAGATATTTTATCACGGAGGATATACGTTGTCAAGGGGGATTTTTCCTATGTGTGTATTAGTTGGATTTGAAAAAAACCCAAAGTTTTACGTGGAGTGGGGTCCGCATGCTTTCTCCTTTAGGTAGTCTCTTAACCGCCCCTTTCAACCTTAAGTAGTAGTAGTATAATAGCTATTTTTCTAAAAAAACGACCTAAGGGGGGTTGACGTGGGCTCGGACCTAGGGTACATTGGGACATCAACAGAGGACTACCACAATGCAGACCATCCACGAAATGCTCGCCTCGAATGACACCGTTGCCGTGCTCTACCAGAAAGCCGATGGTAGCATCAAATCCTACCTCCTGACGCACACTATGGCCCCCTCCTATGAGGCGAAGACAGATCGCGTTAAGGTAGCACCGCCTGCCCACCTCGTGAACGCTTGGGACCTAACCTCCCAGAAGTTCGTTTCCCTGAAGATTGAAGGAATTGTTCAATGCTAGAAGCTCTTATCCTTGGCTGCGCAAACGGTATGTCTATCGGCCTTATCGCCTACTTCGTGCTAGACCGGCTTGACCCATGAGGCAAAGGGGGCTATACTGCCCCCGCCTTTTTTTGCCTAGCGCCGATGTGAGCGC